CGCCATCAAACAACCCGGGGGGGGGTGCTCCCCCCCCCCCCCCCGTCCCCAACCCCTGAACACGATGACGGAATCACCTGACCGGAGACCTGTTACCTACGTCCCCTCCTGTTGGCTGTCAATACCGGAAGATACCAGATGACCCTTCTTACCCCTGCCCTTCGCAAACTCGGCATCGAGCGTGTCGCCACGATAGACTTCGAGACCTTTTGGGATGTTGGCTACACCCTGTCGAAGCTCGACACCCGGGAATATGTCCGCGACGCGCGCTTCAAGGTGCATGGGTTCTCGCTGTCGGTCGGCGACGGCCCGACGGCGTGGGCGGAGACGCTCGTCGAGCAACAGACCCTGCTGATGACGGTGGACTGGAGCACCACGGCGCTGCTCGCCACCAACACCAAGTTCGACGGCACCATCCTCGCTGCCCGCTACGGCATCCGGCCGAAGCTGTGGCTCGATACCGTGCAGATGGCCAACGCCCACATCAAGCCCTTCACCAAGCGCGCCAGCCTTGACGCGACCCATCGCTATCTGGCCAAGCTATACCCCGAGCGCAACCCGCCGCCCGTCAAGGCCAGCCAGACCGTGATGACCTTCAAGGGCATCCGCGACTTGCCGCCCGACATGGCGCGCGTCGTCGCGTCCTACTGCGTGTCGGACAACAACCTCACCAAGTGGTGCGCGAGCATCCTGCTGCCGTGGTTCACCGCGCAGGAACTGCTGGTCATGCACCAGACCACCGAAGCCTATGTCTCGCCAAAACTCCGTATTGATACGGAAATCCTTATGCAGCACGTCCGGGATGAACGCGCCCGCAAGGACTCGCTGCTCGCCAAACTCGGGCTGACCTCAACGCAGCTTATGTCGAACACGCAGTTCGCCGCCCTTCTCGAAGCCAAGGGCGTGGTGGCTCCGACCAAGGTGTCGCCGGTGACGGGCAACGTCACCTATGCCTTCGCCAAGACCGACCTCTCGTTCCTCGCCTTGCAGCACCATCCCGACCCCGACGTGTCGATGCTCGTGCAGATACGCCTCGGTGTGAAATCCACTATCGAGGAGACCCGGGCGTCCAAGCTGCTCACCCTCGTCAACGACGACACGGACACGCTGCCGGTGTCGCTCGCCTATCACTCCGCCGGAACGGGGCGCTTCGGCGGCTCCGGCGGCGTCAACCTCCAGAACCTCGGGCGCAAGTCGCCCATCAGGCGCGCGCTCGTCGCGCCGCCCGGCCACACCCTCGTCGTCGCCGACGCCAGCCAGATTGAGGCGCGGGTGATGGCGTGGCTCGCCGGGGAACGCATCGCAATGGACACATTCATCAGAGGTGAAGACCTCTACTCGAATGTCGGCAGCGTGATGTTCCGCACCAAAGTCAGCAAGGCCGAGACGCCGACGCTGCGCCAGCTTTCCAAGGTCGCCTGCCTCGCCTGCCAGTTCGCGCTGTCGGGCGGCGGGTTCTACCATCACGCCACACTGGCCGGGGAAAAAGTCACGCGGCTTGAGTCCTTCGACATCGTGGACAAATGGCGCATGGCCAACCCCGCCATCGTCAAGCTGTGGGGCAAACTCACCGGCATCATCGACTGGTGCTGCGCCGAACAGCCGGACACCGAGCACGTCTTCAAGATGCTGCGGTTCGGCTATGACAAAAAGCGCAACGCCGTCTACATCACGCTGCCGACCGGGTTGCGCATCTGGTATCCGAACCCGCATTTTGCCGAGCACAAGGGCCGCAGCGGGTGGGCCTTCAAGGCGGACAGCGAGACCAAGCCGACATTCCTGTCGCGCAACCTGCTTGCCAACAACGTCGTGCAGGCGCTCGCCCGCTCCATCACCATCGGCTTCCACGCCGCCCTGCTCCAGAGCAAATACAACCTGCGCTGGCACCTCACCGTCCACGATGAACTGGTGTTCGTCGTCCCCGACCACCTTGCCCCGCGCGTCGTGGCGCTGGTGCAGAAGGTCATGCGAACCCCTCCGAACTGGTGGCTCGACCTTGTGCTGGACGCCGAGGTCAAGACCGCGACCCGCTATGGCGACGCCAAATAACTTGACTTAGCATACTTGTTATGCTAAGTTACACCATCAACAGAGAAAGGAACTTCCTCGTGACCCCTCGCAAACGCTCCCCCCAACCGCGCAACACCCTGTCCGCCAAGGTGCTGCGCCCCGAGACAAGCCGTGAACGCATGTCGCTGGTTATGCCGACTTCGCTCATGCAGACCCTTCTGGAAGTCGCCGCTGCCGAACAGCGCACCTTGTCTGCGACCGTGCTCGTGCTGCTGCGCGAAGCCCTCGACACCCGGGAACTTGCCGCTCCCCAATAAATCCACCGCCGTATTAATACGGCCGCTACCCCAACCCCACCCCCGACCGGAGATACCCCCATGATGACCCCTCTTTCCGAAGAAACCCTCGACGCCATCGCCGCCTGCGGCTTTGCCGTCTACCAGAACACTGACCCGCACTGGCGCTCCTACGCCTTCTTCACCGACGGAAACCACATCGGGTATCTGCAACCCGGCTGGTTTGGCGGTGTCGATATTTCGACTGTCCACATGCCGAACCCGCGCAGCGGCACCGGCTTTGGTATGGGGCCTGTCGAGCGCATCAACCGCGAAGACCTGTCGCTGGCTTTCGTGTTGGCACCCCATTGGGCTGACCGCGACAGCGTTGTGTCGGTTCGCAAGTGGGCCAGCATCGACGCCATGATAGCAAGTAACCACAAGAATCTGGTCAAGGTTCGTGAAGGGGTGGTGGCATGACAACCCATCTTCCTACCATCCCCCCACGCATTGCCCGCGCCATCCGCCTCGCTGCCGAGGCGATGTTCCCGACCCTCGTGCCGCGCGTCAGCGTCCCCAACTGCGAAACCGAAATGACCCTGCCGCTGCTGCGCGGGCTGATAGTCACCGGCATCGTCCATACCCACAGCGATGGCTGCTGGCGCTATAGCCCCTTCGGCCCCGACGGCACGGTCTATATCGGCGACCTGACCAAGCTGTTCCCCCGCTATGCCGACTGCGGCGGCGGCTACAGGGTGTGGGCCGACCCGGAGTCCGGCATCTATCTGCGCCGCTTTGGTGATGGCACGTCCGGCGCGAACATATGGGACGCACCGGTGATGGCGCTGGCGTGGCAGCGTTGTGGCCCGCGCAACAAGGGCGAGGATACGCAGCGCGAGTTCCTGCGGGTGACGTTCGCGGGAGAGGGGAAATGAGCGACACCCCCCGACCCGCCATCGGCGACCAGTGGTATCGTATCGAGGACAGGCGGTTCTCCATCGCCGACGACTATGGCGACCACGCCTACACCGACTATGACGCCGCCATCCGGGTGCTCACTGTCACCAAGGTCACACCGAAAGGTGTGAAGGTGAAGTTCGGCACCATCGGCACTACGCACTTCATTCTCGACAGCGCGAACCGCAAGTTCGCCTGCCCGACCGTGGCGCTGGCGCTGGAGAGTTACCAAGCCCGCAAGCGCCGCCAAATCCATATCTATCAGGCCCGCATCGACGGCATCAAACTCATGTTGCAGGCTGCCGAGAGCCACGTCGAACGACACCACCGCAACCTCCGCACGAAGGATAACCCCGTTGGCTGACAAGACCCCCCAACAACGCCGCGCCCGCGCCTTGCAGCGCATCAGGGCGTTCGAACATGCCCATGACTGCTACTTGTTCCGGGGTGCCGGAAACCCCGACCACATCCCCGCCATAGAGGCGCGGTTCGAGGCGGCGCGCGAGCGCCTGATAGGTCATCTGATGAACGGAGACGCCCTGCTGTGACTTTCACCAACCCCCACCGCGACTATCCCGTCCACACACCGAGTCCGCACAAGCACCAACTTGGCTATGCGTCGTGCGGGGTGCGGCTGTCCCGTGTCGCGCACACAAGGGATGCTCACCACATCACCTGCCCGAAATGCGCTCGCAGCGTTGTGGTCGAGGGCAAGCACGACAGTATCGGCGGCGGCTTCGATGGCAGTTATGGACAGACCGGGGGCAACGAATGACCCTCACCACCACATTCGCCATCCTCGCCGCCCTGTTGGGCGGCGGAGTAACGGCCAAGGTTATCCTCAAGGCGTATCTGCAAAAGGTCGATGCGGATTCCCGCGACGCCGAGCCGTGGGTGAGCCTTGTAGTCTGGCAAACCGACTTCTATTTCATCAACGAGCCGGAGCACAAGTATGTCGTCACCGCCGAAGCCCTTACCCGCAACGGCGAGCGCCGGGTGCTATTAATACACCCCCCGCAGATACCCGAGGAGCGCATCAAGCGCGACTGGCGACCATACCAACACCTGCTGCTGTGGCGACAAGGCGGCAGCCTGCCGCCGGAGCCAAAAGCGAAAGCCCAAAAACCGGAGAACCCTGATGGCTGACAAGACCCCTTACCCCCACCCCTACATGACCTTCGCCGAAAAGGTCGCTCACGTTCGCAACACACAAGCAATCTCGATGCAGAACGCCGCCGATATTGTCCGGCGTGAGGAGTTCGAGGAGCGCATCTGGCGCTGCGACACGCTGCACGACTTGCAGTCGGCGCTTGTGGAAATACTGCCCTTCATCAAGTTCCGGGAGCAAGGCTGATGCTCAATCTCGCTGACGTGGCTTCCTGCAAGGAAGCATACCCCAAACCCACCGACGACGTTTCGCACCTTGTTCGCCGGGCGCATAAGCTGGTGCTGCCAACGGAGACCCTGCACCTTGTCCAGCATATGCGGAGCCAGATGCCCAAGGTGATGAACGACCTGCGGCGCATGGCACGGCCCTGCTACCCGCTGATGTTCGTCGAGGCCGACCTTGCCGAATACAACCGCTCGGTTGGCAACAAACCAACGCCCGACCAAGAGGGCGCGCGCACAGGTATCCTGATTGTCGACTACCCCGAAACCGAGTCGTTCCAGCTTTATGTCATCGACAGCACAGGGGCGCTGACCCGCTCCTGCAAGGTGCTGAACTGGCCGCTGCGCTACAACGTCACCTATGGCGCGGGCGCGCACGAAATGTCGCCCGTCGGTGTGCCATTGAAAGTCGAGCAACTGCTGTGGGGCTATGGCAACGACATCGCCATCGGGCAACTGCACCGCACCGCATGGGCTGAACCCGACGCGCGGGTGCCGATGGACTTGGGCGTGGCGGCGCTGCGGGAGACACAGGGCGTCCTGCGCTATGCCTGCGCCATCCTCGCGCTGCTGAACGGCCCGGCGACCCTTCACGCGCCCTCTGCGCCCTTGTCCCGCAACACCCTGCTGTTCCAGCGCCCCCGCAAGGTCAGCACCCCGCTCATTATCCGCGTCGAGGTGCCGAAGCGCGTGAAGAACCCCGGTGACTATGCCCTCAAGGCCGCGCGGGAAGGCACGAGGAAGCGTTTGCACGAGGTGCGCGGCCATTACCGCCACACGACCCGCCTGCCGCTCTCTGCACACGGCCCTGACAGCCGGTGGGAGCCATGCGACGGCGGCTGGCGGTTGTGGATTGCCAACCACGAGCGCGGCGACGAAAGTCTCGGCGACCTTCGCGGGCGCATTACGGTTCCTGTCGTCCCTCACCACAAGACCCAAGGAGAAGCCCCATGAGCACGTCCGGCCCCTTACCCCTCGACCCGCACCGCATCGTGCTCACCGAGCCGCTCTGCCCGTTCACGGTGGCAAAACTGCTGGAAGCGGCGTTCGCCGACGGCGCGGCGCGCGGGCAACTGCACTCACACGCCCGCGACCCCGCCACCATGTTCTTGGAGTCCGGCGTGGCACAGGCGCGTTTGCCCGGCAGCGCCACGGCGGTCATCATCGCCCGGCTGGAGCGCATGGCGCTGCGACCCCCTGCGCCAGCCGCCCGGCGGGACACTATCGCCATCCTCACCAAAGCCCTAAAGGAATCCTGATGTCCCTTCCTACTCGCTACATCCCGTGGTCGCCTTCCGGCCTCAAAGGCTTCGAGACCTGCGCCCGGCAGTTCTATGCGCTGCGCGTGTCGAAGACCGCCACGGATACCCCGGGGGCGGCAGCACAGTTCGGCGTCTACGGGCACAAGGCGTTCGAGGAAGCCGTCCGCGACAACACTCCCCTGCCGCTAGACCTCAAAGTCTATGCCCCCCTTGTCGAGCGCATCAAGGCCCTGCCGGGGGAGAAGTTCGCCGAGTTGCAGATGGGCGTCCGGGAAGACTGGTCGCCCTGCGCCTTCGATGACCCCGAGGCGTGGCATCGGGGCATTATCGACCTGCTCGTCATCAACGGCGCACAGGCAGGCATCATCGACTACAAGTTCGGCAAGCCGCACCGGGACATGACGCAGCTTCTGGCCAACGCCACGTGCGTGTTTGCCGCGCACCCCAAGGTGAAGGTCATCGACACCCGATACTGGTGGATTGCGCACGGGGGGCACACGACTCCCCTTCGCGTTCATCGCGGCGACCTGCCGGTCATTCACGCCAAGCTGCGCAACCGGGTGGCTCGTATTGATACGGCGTTCCAACGGAACAGCTTCCCCCCTAGTCCGTCGGGACTCTGCAAGAAACACTGCACGGTGTTCGACTGCGAGTTCAACGGCCGCAAGAAAGCCTAGATTGACAACGAATAGGAGTTGACAGTGGCCACGCCCGAAGGTAAAGTTAAGTCCGTTGTCAAGAAACTGCTTGCCGACGCGGGGGCTTACCAGTTTTGGCCGGTGCAATCCGGCTATGGTTCGTTCACAGTAGATTGCCTAGGTTGTCACAAAGGGTCGGCGTTCGCCATCGAGACGAAGGCCCCGGGGAAGAAAGCCAGCGAGCGCCAGCTTGCGACTCTCGACGAGATTACCGAGGCAGGCGGGAAGACGTTCATCATCGACGGCAACATGAAGGATTTGGAAGCATGGCTCTCGCGGCCGACCAACTGACGCTCTCCAAGGCGCACCCGGTGGGTCTTCTGCCGCTGCGCATGGACGTGCTGGCGCGCATCCCCCATGCCCATGTGGTGATGTGGCAGGGGCAGCGCGCCATGGTCATCCCCCACAAGCCGGACGAGGCGAGGGTGCTCGCCAACCTTGGCATCAAGGTCGAAGCCCCAATCCTCACGCGCTATGATTGGGCGGGCAACAAGCCCTTCCGGGCACAGAAGATAACGGCGGCGATGTTGACCACCGAGAAGCGCGGGTTCGTGCTGTCGGAGCCTGCCACTGGCAAGACCCGGGCCGCGCTGTTCGCCTTCGACTATCTGTTGCAATGCGGGCTGGCGCGTTCAATGCTAATCGTCGCCCCGCTCTCGACCCTTCGGGATGCGTGGCTGCGGGAAATCAACGAGCACATGCCGCACCTCAACGCCTGTGTCGTCCACGGTGACGCGGGCCACCGCCACCGGCTGCTCGAAAGCGACGCCTTCGACATCTTCATCATCAACCACGATGGAATCAGGCACAACCTGTCCAAGCTGCTGTCGTGCGAGTTCGACGTTGTGTGCGTCGACGAGTTGACCGCCTTCAAGACCGCATCCACCAAACGCTCGAAGGCGATGCAGAAGATAACTGCCCGCGCCCCCTATGTGTGGGGGATGACCGGGACACCGACGTCGCAGGGGCCGTGTGACGCGCATGGACAGGTTCGTGTCGTGAAGCCCGAGAACATGGTGCTCGGTGCCGAAGGCTGGAAGAACAAGACCATGCTGAAAATGGGCACGTTCCGGTGGGTTCCGAAGGCCGAGGCCAACGCGCTGGTGCAGGCTGCCATGTCGCCCGCCGTCCGGTTCCGGCGCAGCGATGTGGTGGAGTTGCCCCCGATGCAGTTCATCCGCCGCCACGCCCCCATGTCGACAAAGCAAAAGACCGTCTACGACTCCCTGATGAAGAACCTTCTGGTTAAGCTGCAATCCGGCGCGGCCATCAAGGTGGCGAACGCCGGGGTGCTGTTTATGAAGACCTTGCAGGTGGCGTCGTGCGGCTTCGTCATCGACAATGACGGCATCCACCACGCCGTCGACCCGCAGCCGCGCATGGACTTGATTGCCGACGTCATCGAGGAGTGGGACGGCCGCACCAAGTTTCTGGTGTTCAACCCGTTCCGACACGGCGTCGAACTGTTGGGGGATTACCTCAACACGCGCGGCCTCAAGGTCGCCAAGGTTGACGGCAGCACGTCCGAGAAGGCGCGGTCGGAAATCTTCGACCGCTTCCGCAACGACCCCGAGTTGCAGGGCATCGTGGCGCACCCGCGCTGTATGTCGCACGGGCTGACGCTGGTCGAGGCGAACCTGATTGTGTGGTCGGCTCCCTACCCTTCGCTGGAGATTTACGAGCAGGCCAACGCCCGCATCAGCCGCCCCGGCCAGACAAAGAGCCAGCTTGTCGTGCAGGTATCCGGCAGCAAGGTCGAAGACGCCATCTACAAGCGGTTGGATGAACGCAGCAACCTGCAACGAGACCTTCTCAAAATCGTCGAGGAAGGCGTCGGCTCGTATTAATACGGACAAATATCCACAACCCCAACTCCCGAAAGACTCCCATGACCCAAGCCGAACTCAATGACCTTATCCACAGTCTTATCCCCAACGCCGACGCGGCGCGGATGCTGACCATTATCTCGCGTATGGTGCGGCATTCCGACAACTGTGCCGACCAAGAAAACGAGCCGCCAACCGTGGCGATGGCCAACGCCATGCAGTGCGCGCTGGTGGAGTTGGGGGACAACCCCTTCTACGACGAGCACCGGGCGACCTTCGCGCCGATGCTGTCGACCATCTATCAGGTTTGGGCGGTGTCGGAAGAACTGCGCGAGAGCAGCCTGCTGCCGATGCGCCAGTGGGCGTTCGCATGGCGCGACCTGATTGCGTTCGTTCTCTACCACACGGCGACCCTCTGTGATTATGGCCCCGACCAAGTGAGGTTCGTTATCCGGTCGTTTCTCACCAACACCATCAACGACGACACCGAGACGTTCGACAAGTGGGACGCCACCGGCTTCTCAAAACCCACCTCAAACGGAGCCTGACCCTATGCTCACCGAACCCGAAGAAATCGCGCTGCTGGCCCGCCTGAAAGACGCGCCGACGGCCACCGTCATCCAAATCCACAACGCCCTCAAGGCGCGCGAAACCGAGTTGAAGGCTGAAATGGAAGCCAAGCTGGCCCCGGTGTCGCAGCGCCGCGAACTGGTGTCGCTGGCGCTGCTTGACCACCTCAACCGGTCGGCCGCGTCGAGCATCAAGACGCCCGAAGGGACGGTCTACCTATATACCCAAAAGACCACGAGCATCGTCGACGGTGATGCCCTGTGGGAGTGGGCCAAGAAACACGATGCGAGCGATGTTTTCCAGCGCCGCATCAACCAGTCAGCGGTCGAAGGGCACAACGAAGCCAACCCCAATGACCCTGTAGCCGGACTCCACACCGAGTCCATCATCAGTGCCCGCGTCAGGGCCAAATAGGAGCGACGACAACATGTCTGGATTGATTGCACTTGACCAATTTGCGGGGGGCGCTGGCCTTCCGTCCGTGTTCGGCCCCGTTACGGATGCCGACTTCGATGCGCTGACCAGCGGTGTCGGCCTCGGCTATGCCGTGGTGTCTTTCCGTGGCAAGGTCTGGCGCGTCCGCCACTCCAATGAGGAAGTCGTCCTGCGCGATGACAAGGGGCACCCGCTGCGCCGCCTGCGCTGCGTCATCATTGGCAGCAATCCGGCGCTCTCCAAGACCTTCTACGAAGGTGCTTATGAGCCGGGCAGCACGAACCCGCCGGACTGCTCGTCGATTGATGGCGTGACGCCGGACATCGGGGTGGCGAACCCGCAGTCGCTTGCCTGCGCGACCTGCCACAACAACCAGTTTGGTTCCAAGATTCTGGACAACGGCAAGAAAGCCAAGGCTTGCACCGACAGCCGTCGCCTCGCCTTGCTGCCCTATCCCGACTTGGCGAACGAAACCTTCGGCGGGCCGATGATGCTGCGCGTCCCCCCGGCCTCGCTGGAGTCGCTGGCCAAGGCCATCAACACGCTGCGCACCAGCATGATTCCGCCCCACGCGGCCGTCATCGACATCGCGTTCGAAATCGACGCGGAATACCCGATGCTGACCTTCACGCCCCGGGCGGTCATCAGCGACCCGGCCATGGCGGCGCTTATCATGGAAGCGCGCAACGGTTCGCTCGCCCGGCAGATTCTCCACGGCGCGCAAGCCCCCGTGGTGGGGGATGCCCTGCGCCTGCCCGCTGCGACGCGCCCTGCGGCGCTCCCTTCGGCGGCGGCGGCTCCGGCTCCGGCGAAGCCTGCCAAGACGACCAAGGCGGCTCCGAAGGCAGCCAAGACCGCGCCGCCCCCGGCCGACGACGATGACGACCTGAACGTCGGCACCAGCCCCACGGCAGCGGCTCCGGCACCTGCGGACGACGATGACCTCGTTACCGTGGCGGCAGCCAAGCCGACGGCGCGGCGTGTCGAGGCGCAGCCTGCGGCTCCGACGGTAGACCCGCTGGACGACGACGACGACTCTGTGCTCGGCGACATCCTCGCCGGGCTGGACTGACGTCCCGGGATTGGGGGTGCAGCGCGCTGCACCCCCAACATCCTGTGGCTTGGCACGAAACTTTCTACGACCTACAGTCGCGCCCCCCACCCCGCGCTGTGGCTCCAACCGGAAACGCCAAATGTCTGACGTCCAACAACGAGTCCAATTCTACGAAACCGTCATCGGCGATGGTTGTTTCTGCCTCGTCGGGCTGAACAGCACCGGTCGCCCCTCGGTGCAATTCCCCGGTTCTCTGACGGCCCTGCTCAACACGGTAGAGGCGTGGCGGAAGTTGCACCGCGACGTCTATTTCACAGTTGGCGGCACCAAAGACACCACCAACCGCAAGGCCCCGAACATAAAGTCGCTCCGCGCGGTGTTCGCCGACATCGACTGTGGCCCGGGCAAGCCCTATGCCGACCAGCGCGCCGCCGCGAAGGCGCTCGTGGCGCTCGTGGCCAGCGGCGCTATTCCCAAACCCTCGTGGCTCGTCAACACCGGCGGCGGGATTCACGCCTATTGGTGTGCCGACGAAGCCGTTGCGCCTGACGACTGGCAGGTCGTCGCCAACGGCCTGCGCGAGACTGCCAAGGCGGCGGGCTTGATGATTGATGGGGGCATTACCATCGACCGTGCGCGCATCATGCGGACGCCGGGCACCGAGAACTGGAAGACCGGCCAGCCCCGCCCCACCGGCATCCTTTCCCCCGCCGTCGGAACGGCCCCTATCATCTACACGTGGGACGAACTGCGCTCCGCGTTCCCGTCCAACTCCGTATCAATACGAACCAGCGCAGCGGCTCCCGCGCTCGCACTGAACGGCAAGCTGCCGTCGGCCTTTGGGAACAGTTTCGGCGACGATTGGGACGGGTGGGCCAACCCCGAGCGCACCCGGCAGGGCTATCGCATGGAGAACCTGCAACACCACTGCCCCCTTATTCGGGACATCGTGAGCAAGCGCGGGGCAGGTGTCGAAGAACCTGTGTGGTTTCGGACGCTGGCGCTCGCGGCTTACTGCGAGGATGGGGAATCCTATGCCATGGGGCCGTTGAGCGACGGCTATGAGGGCTTCGACCCTATCGAGACGCTGGCCAAGTTCAAGCGGACACAGGCCGAGGCGAGCAAGCCGGGCGCGAACTTTGGCCCCCCGACCTGCAAGACCTTCAACACCGTGTCGCCCGTCTGCGGCACCTGCCCTCATTACACCGAATGGTCGACGACGCCCGGGTTCCCGTGGCGCGCGGCCGCTATGCCAACGCTGCCGAAAGACGCGGACGGGCAGATAGTGCTCCCCGACGACTGGCTGCCGCCGGACTTCCCGCGGCGCGACTCCGGCGTCGTCGTCGCGCTCGTGCAGCAGGAAGTCGAAGACGATGACGGCGTTCCCGCCATCGTCACCAAAGAGGTGGAGTTCAGCAGCGACACCCTGCACGACTTTCGCCTCGTCGTTAAGGAAGTGACCCCGCGTGACGCGCCCCCTATCTTCGTGCCGCACATCCAGATGCGCTCACGGGACAACCCCAACAACCTGCTCTATGTTGACACCTCAAAGCTATCGACCGGCTTCGGCGCGACATTGGAGTCCACTTTCCGCAGCGCGGGGTTCAAGACCGAGGTCGGGGGCTTCGAACACTTTAGGAACTTGTCGATGCAGCTTTTCAAGGCGATGGAGTTGAACCGGCGCAGTGCAGGGATTCCCTATCCAGTCTACGACAGCGAGAACCTCATCGGGTTCTCGCGGGGCTACACCGAGTTTCGTCTGTCCGGCCGAACACTCCGCAAAGGTCAGGCTATCCCGTCGGTGGCAGCCATCCCGCTGGTGTCTGCCAAGAACGCCAACCCTGTCCCTCACATGTTGATGCCATACGGCAGCGAGCGGGCCTCGCGCCGCGCGGTGCTGCGGTTCCTTGAGAAAGCCCACCCCCTCATGGCGCTGCTGCTCGCGGCGTCGCTGGCGTCGCCGCTGCTGTCCATCATCGGCATGAACGGCTTTCTCATCCTGCTGACTTCGCAGCGCACCGGGAGCGGCAAGACTACCGCCCTCAAGGCGGCGGCGTCTTTGTGGGGAATGGCGCAGCGAATGATACTAGGTTCGGCCAGTTCGACACTAGGCCACCAGAAACACGCCTCGATGGTGTCGCCGCTGGCAACCTTCATCGACGAAATGCGGTTCGCCAGTTTCTCGCGCCGCTCCAAGCCTGCCCCGGGGGCGTTCGACCACATGGCGCTCAAGATGCTGACGGAGTGCTCCAGCGGCGGCAAGATGACATCGACCGGTGCGCTGCGGGAGACCCTCACATGGCGCTCCCTCACCATCGCCGCTTCGAACGACAGCGTGTCGATGGCGCTCGATGACGAAGACGCGTCGACGCTGCCGACCACGGCGCGCACGATGGAGATTTGCCTCGACGACTATCCGATGCCCCCCTTACCGCTCGACACGGAATTGAATGTCGGGCTGGACAACAACGGCGGGTTCATCGGCCCGGCCTTTGCGCAGATTATCGTCGACCACTACAACGAGGAGAAGCTGGCCACGGCCTGCGAACGGGCGATGCGTCTGCTGACCGCCAAGATGGGGATGGTGGCCATACCCCCCGAGTTGCGCTTCCGGTTGCCTGTCATGTCCCTGTGCTTGGTCGCTGCCAACATCGCGGCCAAGCACAACCTGCTGCCCTTCAACGTCGCCGCCATGACCGACGCGCTCGCAGCGGCGCTTCTCCGCTATTCAGAGCAGGAACGGGAGGAGGAAGCACACAGCGAGTCTAACGCCCTCAATATCCCACAGACCCTGATTTCCTATGTGATGCAGCGCCCCGGGCTGAACGTCATCACCTGTGACGGGCAAATCCCCATCATCCCGGAGCGCGCCACGGACGCCACCACTGCGCACCTCGACGTCACCAACCAACTCATTCACATCAACGCGATGACGCTAAAGTTGATGAGGGAGAAGGGCGTTCTCGGCAACCGGTTCCGCCGCAGCAAACTCTCGGACATCGGCGCGCTCGCCGGTAAAGAGATAACCTACGGCCTTGTGAAATACTGCAAGGGGACGATATACGAAAACGAAATGCCGTGCCTGTCTATCGAAATGCCAAAAGACATCTTCGTCAACTGCACGAAGATGTTCGCCGCTCGCGGGACAAGCCTCTAGAGGAACCGAGAGGTTCCCTTCGGTCGCTTAGTTGTTCCGTGGGCGCGGTTCTTTGAACGCTCCACCACCCGCACGTTGCCTGCCGTGTTTGTTCCGCCCTTCGACAGCATCTTTTTGTGGTCGAGTTCTTTGGTGTCCCCGACTTTGACCTTACCAGCCTTGATGGCCGCGCGCCGGGCTGCCTTGCGCAAAGTGTTCTTCGCCACCTCGGCGGGGGTAGCGTTGTAGGCTTTCATGCGCCGGTCGCGGCGGGCTTTGTCCTCGGCCATATCAGTCCTCGTTGCGCAACACGTCGGCGAGGATAGCATCGTCTTCCTCGCCCGGGAATGTGTCGTCGCCTTCGACGTCGATGCCCTCGTCTTCGGCGACGGCTTCCTCAAGTTGCCGGTCGCGCTCAAGACCCATAAGCCGCGCCAGTTCCAAAGACTCCAGCACCCGGTCGGGATTCAGGCCGGACGTCACCGTCTCGCGGATGATGTCGCCTTCCATCTGTTTCTTTATGGCATTGGCTATGCCTCCGGTGCCGACCGCGCGTGACGGGTTTTCCAACATCAGGTCGAGTTGCATCTGCACGGCTTCGCCGACATCGCCGCGCCGGGCGGCGGCGGTGACGTTGCGCTGCCGCTTGCGAAACGCGATGTCGGCCTTTGTCTGGAGCAGGCGGGCTTTGTTCAGGTCGGCAACGACGTTGGGGGTGAACCCGATGATGGACGCCAGCAGGGCATGAGCGTCCATCATCACTTGGTTCGATAGCAACAGGTTGCCTGCGCGGTCTTTATATCCTTCGCCCCGCGCGTAGTTGATGCCTGCTCCCGCGTCCCTCACAATCTTGGGTAGCAGGTTGCCGACCGTTCGCGCGTTCACCCGGCCGGTGTCCTTGAGTTCGGTGATGAGTTCGAGACCGGTGCCGAGCACACTGCCCATCGGGCCGAGGAAACTGGTCAGCACTTCGCCGAGCGAGTTCTTGTCGAACGTCAGCCCGGTGTCGATGCGGATAGGCCATTGCTGTATGCCCAAGCGCGCCTGCAAGTCCATGCCGGTCGCCATCGACAGCGGCCCCTTCGTCCACAGGTCGGCCAGCAGGCGGCTCTGGTCGCGCAGCGCCACCTCTATCGCGGTTGCGCCGCCGTGCTTGCGAGCGACATCCAGCAGGCTGTTGTCGTCTTCGTCCTCGTCGTCGAACATCCACGCGAAGGCTTCCAGCCCGATGTTCACCAAAGAGTCGAGGAACCACGGCACGGCCCCCCGCCCGCCCGACACAAGCCCCAAGGTGACGAACAGGCTCGCCGCCATCATCGCGGCTTGCTTGCGGCTGTAGCCCCCGTCTCCGGGGCTTGGCCGCACAAGGCTGGTCGTCACCTGCCACAACATCATGGTGATGGACATGGGCAGCGTCGTGAACGCCAGCAACACGCCCATCTTCCGCTGCACAACCGACCGGTTCAAGGTCGTGTAGTTGGCGTTGGTGGTGTCGTTGAGCGCCGACGCGCTGCGTTCTACCTCTTGGAACAGTTCGTCCGGCAAAGGCCCCGCGACACCTTTTGCCCGGAACTGCGAGGTCTCCTCGGCCAGCGTCGCTTCGACGACGGCGCGGCGGTTGGCATACTCGATAATGGCAGGCAGGAACGTGGCGACGTCGAACGTCTTGTCGCCCAAACTGCGAACACTCTCGCCGACTGTCTCGGCTTTCGACATGGCTCGCAGCCGGGTTATGCGGGCTTCCTCGACGAACACCGCCGACAGATGCCCGCCCTTGCGCGCGTTCGACAGCGCCACGAGTTGCGCCGACGTTATGCGGCCGCTGGTATAGTCGTCGAACTCGCCCTCGCTCAACAGGAACACCTTGGGCGCACCGAAGGTGTCGACCTCGAACCCGCCCCGCAGCGGCTGCCCGGCGGCGCTCTCCCACGACACCGCTTTCATTTCGTCCGCCGTATTAATACGAACTTCGCCGGTCTCGGGGTCAGTGGTGTAGAACCGCCGCGCATCGACCTCGCGGCCGTCGGCGAAATAAGCCACCGCTTCCTTTGTGGTGCCGTGGCGCAAGCGCCCCCGGCCAAACATGACGACGGAGCGCGACACGGCCTTGCCATAGTGCAGCAGCAGGCGACTCCCTGCGCTGACCCCGTAGCGGGCGTTGAACGCCGGGACGCCGAACTGCATGACCTGCAACACGTTCATGAATCCATTCGACAGCCCGGCGAGGAACCACACCGTCGCCATCCGCGACAGGAACTCGTTCGTTCCCTGCAACACGCCGAACACATCGACCTTCTCGGTGCTGCGCTTCTCAAGGTAATCAGTCAGCAGCCGCTGCCCGTTGGCGCGCTGCTCAAGCCGGTTACGCTCTGCCGTCGTGGTCGCGGCGTTGGCCTGCGCCACCGTGCGCTGTTGGTGCTCACGCGCCTTGGTGAAGACGTCCCGCATGTCCTGTGCCGTCGTCACCCGGCCGAGCGCCGCCGCCACCTTCGGCTCCCGCTCCCGGATGATTTCGCTCATCAGTGCCGGTGCCCCGAGCACATCCTTGCGCGCCTTGAGCGACGCCGCCATGCGCCGGTCAGGCAACAACTCGATGAGGATGTTCTTCAACTCGATGTCGTCCTTGGCCGCACCGAGCAGCGCCGACGCCTGTGCGTCCGTCAGCCCGCCCGCCCGCTGGCGTTCGACTTCCGAGTTGACCTCGAAGACCGCGCTGATTTCGTCCGGCCGGAAGGTCGGCGCAAGGTCGCGCATCGTGGCAACTTCATCAGGGGTTGCGCCCGGCGGAACCTCGTTGGAGAGCAAGGATTCGCGCGCTGCGTTGGCTTCCTTCTCCGTTTGGAATTGTCCATAAAACGACAATTCGAGCGGAACCTCGTAGAGTTTGGTGTCGGGGTTCCAAACGGCCACAGGCGTCCGCGCCCTGTCCTTGAACTGTATGAAGGGGCTTTGCTTCTGCCGCTCGCGCGCAGCAGCAATGGCGTCCTGTTCGGTTGCCGCCGTCACCATCGTGTTCTGGCGAGCGAACACCGAATAGTTTCCCGACCGCTGCAAGGGGAAGTAATCCCCTTCAAGCACACTGCCCATCAGGTCGTTGAGAGACGCCCGTGTTTCGGCGGTAAGCGTCGGGTCGCCGTCGAACATTTCGAACGCGCCTTGCACAATCTTGTCGCTGTCCGACGTCTTCTGCACGACGGGAAGCCCCAACTCCCGGCGGCGGTTGTTGATGACCGACAGCACCAACGAATTGAGCGAGTCTCGGAACAGCCCGCGCACCCGGACATAAGCGTTGCGCTGCTCGACCGGCAGCGCATCGAGCGCGCCAGAAAGCCGCTCGATGATGGGACGAACGTCGGGGTTGTAACTCCACTCCCCGTCGGCGTCTTGCGAAGCGTGGCGACCATTCGGGTCGGCCTGCTGCAAAGCCTCGTCGTAGAGACCGCTGTCCATCGCGCGCAGGAATCCCGACAGACTCACATAGTCGCCGTTGATACCCTGTGTCGCGGCCGACAACCGGGAGTGGGTGGCGTCGTGCATGATGCTGGTCAGCACCCGCATGGCCTCGCGCGGGTTATCGCTCCCGGCGACGCTGGCCGTCAGGATTTTTCCGACGCGCTCGGCGTCACCGATGTGCGCCCGGGTTCGCCCCTGCTGCGCCGTGCCGACACGGAGGATGTGCTTGATGAACGACATCCGCCGTCCGTTCAGGGTGAACGGGGTGTAGAGTTTGCGCCCAATCTCGACGTCGATGGCGGTCAGCGCCATGGTGTCCATGGCACCCTGCATCAACTTGTTGCTGCGCTTGAACTGGCGATAGAGCCAACCGGGCTGGCGCTCGACAGGGGCATAGGCGGCCATTTTGGTCGTGTTTCCCTGCACCAAGTCGAGCAGCATGGGGATGCTGTTGGTGAGCCGGTTAACGCGATTCAGGATTTGGGAGTCCTTCACGTTGGCGATGGACTGGTTCCATGCTTCCACGGCGCGCGCCAGTTCCTCGTTGCGCGCCGCGCGCTCGTTCTCCACTTCGGACTCGCGCAGCTTGGACTGCTGGCGGAGTTCCGCCTTGAGGCTCTGCGCCCGGGCGTCGCTGGTCTTGAACATCACCCGGATGGCTTCTCGCGTCGCCGGGTCTTGGCTCGCCCCCACGGCGTCGGCGATACCCTCCAACTGCTTGAAAAACGTGTAATAGCCCTTGCCCTTGGCGCTCGACCGCTCGCTGGTCATCATCGGCGAGAACTCGCTGATGAGCCGGGCCAGCCTCGGCGCATTGGGAACCTTGGACGCGGCATCGAACATGTCGAGCACCGCCGTGCGCGCCACGGCAGCATCCGGGAATGAGTTGTCGGTCTTCCGCCCTGTTGGCGGCAACGACAGATAGTCGACGGCCTTGGCCCCCCGCTCAAACAGGGTGGCCAGACGCGCCGCTTCTGTGGCGGCTTTCCGCTTGGTGCGCCGCGCCGCCCCGCTCTTGTTGGTGGCGTCCGCCGTTGCTGCGGCGGCGGCCTGCGCCTGTTTGGCACCGAGCGCCCGGAGCGTGGCGGATATGACATCGCCACCGGCCTCGGCCGTGATGCGCCCCAAGTTCTGCCGGTCATTGGAGAGGGAAAACGCAACCCGCAAGCTGTTGGCCACCTTCCAGCGCGGGCTGTCTTTCTTGGCGTCCTGTGGGGCCGCACGGAAGTCAGGGGCGGCGAGCGCCGCCGACACATCGCCGGGGGTGCGCTCGGCACGTCCGTAGCCAAGCTGGTCGAGAACCTGCGTCGCGGCTTGCTGCACCTGCACGGTCTGCAACGTCGGGACATCCAAGGTCGCTACCCCGTCGGCGACTTCCATCAGCCGGGCTATCACCCGGCGGCCGCTCGGCACAAAAGTGCTGTCCGACTCCACGGGGGCTTCGAGCGCCGCCGCGAGTCTGGCGCGGGTCGCTTCGGATATGGTATCGCGCCGTTCCGTCGGCGGCGACGGTGGCGGCAACTTGTTCTTGACCGCTTCCGCCACCGCGTTCTGATAGGCCGTGTCTTGGTCGTCGTTCAGCAGCGTGTCGAGCGACCGTTGCAGCAAATCGGCCGATGCCTGCGACGCCTCGGCGATGCTCAAGGCGTCTAGCGTGACGCCATCGCGCGCATCCCGGGTCGAGACGTCAGCACCCCCTATCCGGGTTTCATTACGTCCATTGCGATTGAAGGTGAGGCCAAGCCCGAGCCGCTGCTCGTAGAAGTCCAGCACCTCGCCCGCCGTGTCCATCGTCGCCTTGCGCAGGTCAGGGTTCGCCGCGAGCACGTCCGGCGTCACCAGCCGCGCGATAGGCGTGTCGGGGTTCTCCCGCACGGCTTTGAGGATTTTGACCCCGCCTGCCTGCCCGAAGCGGTGCAGCACTCCAAGACTGCCGTTCGCCACGGGGAGACCGGCGGCCACCAACGCGTCGGCGCTGTCCTTGGTGTAGGCGCGCATCATCTGCTCTTGCAGGCGCGGGTTGGTGCGAAGCGCCAGCACGGCGTCGTCTTTCTTGCCCTTGGTCAAATCCGGGGCTTCACGCCGCATATAGGCCAGCCACGTGCTGTCCGTGAACTGGAACCGACCCGTCGCCGACGAGCGTGGGTTTTTGGCGGCGTCGTTGCTGCCGGACTCCAGCAGCCGGATGCGCGCCATATAGTCGCCAGCCGCGTCCCCCGCTGCCGCGCCGTATTCATACGAACCAAAGTCGGAAGGGGTAGGTTTGGGCGCGGCGACCCGCGCGTTCGCGCGCGCTGCGCCCACGCCCCCCGCCACCCCCCCGACGGTGCCGCCGACGGTGCCGCCCGCGATGGCTTCGTCGGCGGCCTGCTTCAAGATGGAGACCCGCTGCGCGCGCTCGACATCGTTGGCGGGCGCGAACAACACCCGCGCCCGCTCGGGAACAGCCGCGATGCTTTCGATGATGCTTTGCGTGGCTTCGGTCAGGGCTTCCTCGGCGACTCCGGCAAGCCCTTTCTTAGCCACTGCCGCGACAATGCTCTGGCGGGCCATGTCGATGACCGGCGCGGCCAGCGTCTTTGCCGCGCGCACCGGCGCAATCGCGTCGAGGGCGGCAGACGCCACAGCCCCCAACCCGGCGGTGACGTTGCTCGTGGTGCCGGTCTCGCGCTGCTGCTCGGTCTTGATGCCGCCGAACGCCATTGGGGCCGACACCGTTGCGCCTGCCCCTGCGGCGGCCAGCGCGCCCCCACCGGACATGATGGTGGCCGCAGACGCCCCCAACACAGCCCCGAACGCCGGGAGCGCCTCAACGGCCGACTCTGCGGCCCCACCGATGAACTCGCCGACGGTCTTGGCGTCAGTCGGTTGCGGGTAGGTTCGCGGTAGTTCCTTGGCCAGCAAGGCTTGGTCTGCGGCAGCCCCTTCCGGGTCGAACACACCCTTGGCGGACGCCATGACCCCGCGCCCGCCACGTTCCAAGGCGGCGGCACCGGTCTCCAGCAAACTGCGCTCGGGCGGCTTGGTCGCGGGTGTCCGGGGGGCTTCCCGGGACGCTGCGCGCGCCGGAGCGGCTTGCCCAAAGGCTTCGCGCAGTATCGCGTCGTCTTCCGGGCGGTTCTTGGGAACCGTTGCCGGGGGCGCGGGTGCGGGGGCTTCGGGAGCGCCACCGAGAACCTGCGCCAGCAGCGCGTCGTCATCGTTGGTGGGAGTCGCCGCCGGACTTGCAGGCGCGGCGCGGCGGCCCCCGCCGAGAATACCCCGGAGAAGTTCGTCGTCCTCGTCGAAGGCCGAACTGGTCGCCACGCCAGCTTACTGCGGATTGTTCAGGATGAAACGCGCGGTTGCCTGCGCGGCCTGCGAGGGTGTCCTTCCCCGCGCCACCAAATAGTCGAACCCCTTCTTGAACTCGTCCCGCGCCAGCACTTCGACAGCTTCATCGGCAGGAAGCCCGCCACGCATAAGTGTCGAGGTGGCGCTGCCGAACAGTTCCCGGGTGAGGAACGACGCCGCCGGATGGGTCTTGTAGTAGACCTCGCGGGCGACAAACGAATCCACATCCAACCCGGCTTTCTTGGCCGCGTCTTTGTTGCGCTGGTTTGCAGCGAGCGCCGCCATCTTCTCGCGCGCCATATCAGCGGCCATTCCAGCGCGTTCCATGCGACCTTTCTCTGCCGCACCGGCAATCTCGATGCGCGCGTCGATAGCCCGACCGGCGTTCTTTGCCTGCTCGGCCGCTGTCACCGCCGCCGACTCTGCCGTCTTCGCCCGCGAGGCGTTGATGGCCATTTCGTTGATGCCCTTGTTGTAGGCGAGGATAGGCGACTTGCCTTCGGTGGCCTGCGCGAGCAACTGCTCCACCTGCGTCTGGTCGAACACATGGCTTTCGGCTTGCGGGTTTTCGCTGGTCAGGTCGACGACGACATACTTTCCGTCTTGGAACGTGGCGCGGTAGTTGCCGTCCGGGTCGTTCGTCTCCATCAGCGCCGCCAGCGCGTTACCCCCTTCGGCTGACCCGAACCGGGTCGCTGCCAACCCGAGATACTGGCTGGCCAGCGCGTTGCCGGTCTCGTTGAACTTCTGGATAAGCGCGAACGACTGCTCCGGGGTGAACCCCCCGTTGGCTAACATGCCGCTGACCTCGGCGAAGTTGAGGGCGGCAGGCTTGAGCAACTCAAGGTCATCCGACGCCGCGCCGACAATGGGGGCGTTGGGGTCGACCGGCGACGCGGTGCCCGCGCCTGCGGGAGCCTGCGCCACCGGTGCGGCAGGCAAAGCTGCGGCGGGGGCAGCCGTGGCGGCGGGCGCGACGGGAAGGGCTGCGGCAGGCGCGGACTCTGGTGCGGGCGCGGCGGGCAAGGCCGCGCCGGTCAAGGCGGGAATAGCCGCCACGGGCGTGTCGGAACCGATAGGGAGCGCGGCCGCTTCGCCGACGGCAGCCGTGCGCTTGCGGCGCAACGCTGCCGTGCTCGTCACCTCACCGAGCACCTTGGTGGTGTCTGCGAGCCGCTCGTAGATAGCGGCGGCATTTTCGGCTTCGCTGCGGCGAACGCGCTCGTCGCGGACAGCATTGAACCCTTGAAAAAACGCGTTGGCGTATTCGCCCATATCACCCAATCCCCTTCGACGCCGACGAAGGCAGTTTCACCAACCCGCCGGTCGCAGCCCCGATACCTGCCGACAGCATGTCCTTGGCGAACCCGGCGAAGCCGAACTTCTGGTCGGCTTCGTATTTCTGCAATTCGTTGCTGAACCGGGTGTTCTTGGTGTCGACCGCACCCGCAAGGCTGTTGCCGCCCGCGTTGCCCCATGCCACGCCACTCTGGTTGCCCTGCACCTGCGACTGTGTGGTGTTGGTGCCGATGCCACTGGCGGTCTGGCCCGCGTCGAGTGCCGTCCGCGAGGCGTTCCCGGCAGTGGTTGGGATGCCCTGCCCAATGCTGATGGCCGCTGCACGGAGCGCCCGGCCCCGGTCTTCGACGCCGCGCCGGGCGTCAGTCCCGGCCTGCGCCTGCGCTTTGGCGCGCTCCAACGAAGCCGACAGGTTGAGAGACGCGGAGCGGGTCATCGACGGGTCGATGCCATAGCTTTCAAGCTGGCGCTGCGCATTGCGCGTGTTGGCGTCGAACGCCTGCCCGACCTCGGACAACGCGCGCCCGGCCTCGGCGTCCTGACGCTCCATCGTGTCGAACCCTTGGGCTTCCTTGGCAAAGGCGTCTTCCATCGGAGCGAAGGTGTCTTTGTAACGCTGCTGCTGCTCGGCAGCGAACGCCGCTTCCCGCGCCTGAATCTCCATCGACTGCTTGATGGCAGGCTCGGCGATTGCCCGGTTCCACTCGGCGTCGGACTTCGCCTGCGCCAACTGGTCTCGCATGATTTGAAGCTGTTCCTTGCCAAGCGCCTCCTGCGCCCGCGCCAACGGCTCGTAATCAGGGACTTTCGGGGGTTTGGCGTAAAGCCCCATGGCGCTGCGGCTCCTACAGGATGGTGACGCGCACCATGCCGCATAATGTGTTCATCGGCAATACTGACAAGGCAGGCTAGTCTTTCAGCTTGTCAAGGTCGGCGCGCGTGATAAGGCCCAACTTGATGAGGTCATCGACCCGCACCATGCTGTCGTCCAAGGTGCCCCGTTCGCGGGCGAATATCTCGACCCGCTCGCGCAGCGCGCTGAACATGCGGTTGAGGCCGCCGATGTCGTTCGGCTGGATGATGTCCGACGGGACGGCGGGGTAGCGGCGGCGAAGAGGCACACGCATGGCGTCAATAACCTGCAAGTTCGCGGGGGGTCTCGGTCAGCACGACACGCGACACTGCCGCCTTGGTCTGGAGTTCGAACTGATAGACCTGCGCCTTGTATCCGGTCGGAAGCCGGAAGGCTTTGCCGACTTGGACAGAGTTGTCGAACTTCAACAGGCCGTCCGCCCACAGGCGCAAGCGCACCTCGCTGATGCCGAAAGGCACGGCGGTGTTGTCGATGTTGATTTGCCCGGCTCCGAAGTTCAGCGGCCGGGTGAGGAAGAACTCCTTGCTGCGCCAGATATACTCCTCCGGCGGCAGCGTCGCCGCCGAGAAAGTGTAGGCTTTGCCGTCGCCGGTCAGCAGCAGGGCGCTGCGCCCCTCGGAGTCTTCGTCGATGCCAACCACGGTGCCGTCACCGGCAGTTGTGCTGATGAAGGTGATGCCGAGTTCGACTTCCTTGAAGTCCAGCATGAAGCCTCGGGCGGGCGAGAAGAACCCGACATAGCGGGCGTCGCCGTCGCGGGCCGCCAGCAGCTTCTCGGGTTTGTAGTCGATGCGCCACTCGTCGCGGCCGATGAGGTCGCGGGTCAGCAGGTTGTTGCCCCCGACGGTGATGGCGTTGATGCCATCTTCCGACGCGTAGAGCACCGCTCCGGGCATAGCCACGATAGAGCGCCGCGCCACACAGGCGTTGGTGGGGCCGACCTTCACCAGCGACATGGCCTCGGGGTTGACGCCAGAGGCCATGTAGGGAACGCCCGTGGTCAGCACGACGACGTTGGTGTCGAACACCGCCAGCCCCACGATGTCGTCATCCACGGACAGGGTGTATTCGACCGGCCACGCGTGAGGGCGGAACGCCTCGCTGAACAACAGGTCGCGGCCGGAGAACCCGGCAAGGAAGCCGTTCGGCAACACCACCATCCCCGCCAACGTGTCTGGCGGCGTCGCCCATGTCGCACTCTCCATGGTGTTGTTGAGGGCGATGACCTTCGACGATGACGTGTCGTCGAAGGTCGTGGTGGCGACCGGCAAGTCCGCCACGAAGAAGAACGACGTCTGCGTCTGCCCGGGAACGGTGCGATACAAGCGGCGCTTGGTGACGGCCGCGTAGCCCGGGGTCGCGGCGAAGGCCGGGAACACGATGCGCGCCGTCTCGTCGTCCCGGATAGCCAGCAGGTTGCTGACCGGGCTTGGCTGGCTTTCCTGCCCGAACTCGTCGACATAGGTGAATACATAGAGTCGGGTCTCGGCAGGAATGGTGCCCGCGCCACCACCTTGGTTGGTCGCCGACGGGGCAACCTGCGGGGGCACGACACCAAGACGATACCCAAGGTCTCCGTTCACGATGCGCTCGGCGGTGTTGAACCCGGGCTGTATCCCTTCGCCCGCCCAATACAGCCGGTTGAAGCTGTCGTTGACCAGCGGGGCGCTCACAATGTCGACGTTTGGGGTGATGAAGGTCAGAAAGCCGTCCTCGCCTTCGTGCGTCACGCGCCGCGCCCGCTCCGGGATGAAGGGAAATGTGGCCAGCAACTTGTCCCCGTTTCGGCCGCGCACATAGCCGTTGGTCAGAAAGGCATTGTTGGCGAAGGCTGCCATGGTGTCGTCGAGCAACCGCGTCCCGCGACGCGGGAACATGCCGGTAAAAGTGGGGACGACAACAACGGCCATATTAACAACCTAACTTGACAACAGACCCAACAGTGTCTAGGGTGATTTCATGGTTAAGAGACAGGTATCCGAGGCGGCCAACACCGCCATTGAAGCTGCGTTGTGGCCCGACGGCCCCCGCTGCCCCCGCTGCCCGGACTCGCGCCGGTTCAAGCGGGATATGTCGCGCGATGGCCGCTGGCACCGTTGCCTGTCGTGCTATGTCTGCACGAGCGCGGCAGCAGGTTCGTTCCTGCGAGGCGTTCAGACTCCGGCCGAAAAGGTGCTCCACGCTTTCGCGCTCATACAAGCAGACGCCACCATAAAGCCGAGCGCGCTGGCGCGCAAAGTGGGGTTCACCCACACGGTTGCGCGGAACATGATTGCCTTGTGGCTGGCTAACCGGGACACGCCCGACGGGCAGCGTATCGCCGCAGTCCTGCCCCCGCCTGACGCCCCTGACGATGCTGACACTAGGCTGGTTCAACCTACCCATCCTCTGCACGGGCTTCTCTGACGCCCGTATTAATACGACCAACTCCTATCTGCAACCAACCCCCGACCGGAGACCCCAATGACCGACACCCCCCACGATTGCAACGCCACCCACGACGAAGCCCATGACAAGCTGGTCGAAGGCTTCGTTGACACCGCGCTCGACACCCTCGCCGAGCAGGGAAAGGCGCACAACCTGTGCCCTGCGGCCATCGACGCCGAGGTGGTCATCAAGGTGCTGAACAACATGGCATCCAACTGCCCGACGCCGGACGAGTTCATCAAGCTGCTGTGCATGGTGCTGCCGCCCGCGACCGGCATCCTCATCACGTCACTCGAATACCAACTCGCAGGTGGACTGGTCGACGTGGATACTGTCGAGGGCATGCCTGCTCCCTCATCCGATGAGAGCGTCCACTGATGAGCAAGCGCACCACGACAACATCGGCGGATACCAACCCCCAAAATTATTGGCCCACGCCGCGCGAGGCCATCACGCCGCTCGGTATGTCCTCGCAGTTTCAGGTCGATATGTTCACCAGCGCCAACAAGTTCGTCGAGCCGTGTGCGGGCGACGGGCGGTTGATGGACGTGCTGCTGGCCAAGGGGCTGAAATGCCAGACGGCCATCGACATAAACCCCCGGCGCGGCGACATTGACGTTGGCGACGCGCGGACGCTCGCCGGGCTGTCGGCGCACGTTCCTGTCGTCACCAACCCGCCGTGGGCGCGCAAGCTGCTCGAACCCATCCTGACGAACCTGCTCGGTCAGTCGACGCTGTGGCTGCTGCTGCCGCTGGATTACCTGTCGAACCAATGGACGGGATTTGCCGTGAAGCACGTCAACGTCATCATCCCCTTGGGGCGGGTGTCGTGGCTCGACAATGGCAAGGGCGGCATGGACAATTCGGCGTGGTTTCGCTTCGCCATCAACCCGCAGAGCGTCGTCGTTCCCCGGCGAAAGAAAGGCACGAAATGAGCACCCCCACCGCCACCCACGTCGTCAAGGTGCAGCGCCCCTTGAACAACCCCCACGACCCTTGGCTGGTCTATGCACAGGGCCGGGTGATGGCCTTGCAGCAGCTTCCCACGGAGAATATGCGCCGATTGATGGGCGACCGCGACCGGGCGTTCTTCGAAGCCTATCTGGCCGATGGCCGGTGGGTCATCACTGCGCCGGTTGCGGAGCAGGGCTGGTGAGCGCGCATCGTTCGGCTATTCGCAACGACCACATCGAGTATTGCTTCTGGCTGACGTTCGATGCCACCGGCGGCGTCCGCATGACCCGCAACCCGCCTGCGATGCAACGCGGAGAGCGCGCCATGTCGCTCGTCACCAAGCTGCCCAAGAGCCTGTTCACCACCCCCACCCTGTCGGCCAGCATCGTGCTGACCGATGAAGGTGTCGGGCAGATGACCATCGACGTGGAAGCCGCCAACGCGGCGATACGGCAGGCACTCGGCGTCGACATCGACCTGCGTATCACCCCCAACCCCACAACCCCTGACGGAGAAGCCTGATGGCCATGAACAAAGCCGAACAGAAGATGCTGAAAGGCGCTCGCATCGACGCTGCCCTGCGCTGGCCGACGTTCGATGAACCGGTGCCGATTACCCGCGAGGAAGCCAAGACGATGGAGTCAGCTTCGTTGGGGTCGGCGTGGACGCGGCGGGTCATTCCGGCGTTCTTCATCAATGCCTACAACGGCACCATCCACAAGGGGTGGCTCGACCAAGACGGTCATCACCACTGTCGCCAAGACCCGGAACTGACCGGTCGGGGCAGCGTATCCCGCGATTGGGGTGCGGGCTACCGCACCTTCGGCGAAGCCTATCGCGCCTTGCGCTGGCGGATGTGCCGGGACATGGCGGAGAAGCTGTATGCCCTCGACGAGCGCGAACACACTGAAACCCTTAGCCACTAGGATTGTTCCACGTGAAACATTGTATGCTCGACATCGAAACGCTCGGCACCGCGCCGGGCTGCCCTGTTCTCGCCATCGGCGCGGTCATGTTTGACCCGCTTGTTGGACAGCTTGGGGAGACCTTCTATACCAACCTCGAAACCTATACGCAGGTGGAAGCCGGACTTATCACCGACCCCAAGACGGTGGCGTGGTGGGGTGAGCAGTCGCCTGCCGCGCAGGCTCGACTGCACAACCCCCCGAAGGAAGGTGCATACAACGGCTTCTCGCTGTTCCGCCGTTATCTGATGCAGCAGGGCGCACAGCATTTGTGGGGGCATGGTGCGGGCTTCGACCAGCCCATCTTGCGCCGGGCAATGGGAGCCTTTGGCCTCGACCTGCCCTGCGAGTTCTGGAACGACCGCGATACCCGCACCCTCTACGCGCTGGCCGGGGTAGCGCCCGTCCGCCACAAAGGGGTTCACCACGACGCCCTTGTCGACGCCCTCAACCAGACCCACGCGGTATTTGAAGCCTATGCCAGCTTGGGGCTGACTTCCCACGGCTTCATGGAGCGCCTTCGCATGGTGCTGCGCTACAACCACACCGGCAAGTTCTATCCCGAAATGGAGACCCTGTAATGAGCAACGCTGTCATCAACCCGAACCCGATGCTGCCGCCGTGGAGCGAGCGGCAAATGCACGAGACCAATGCCCGCATCGCGGCGCTCGAAGCCTTCGCCTGCGACGTGCTGCGCTCGCAGACCTTCACCGCCTATGGCACGGTGCAGGCCGACGGCAGCCGCAAGGATGAACCCCGGCGCACCCCCTTGGGCAACCAAGCGGCACGTATCCTCGGCCTGCCGGAGCACCCGACCAAAGGGGGGCTGGACACGACGCTGGACACCATCGCATGAACGGCCTGACCCGCATGGAAATCATCACCGCCGTCCTCGGCGGTGCGGTCGGCGGCGCGCTGTTCATCAGCGGCTTCAAGCTGCTCGCCTATGTGTTGAGGCACTGGTGATGGCAGCGTTGCAGGAAACCATCGCCACGTTCATTCGCGCCTACCACCGCACGGTCGACGACCGTGCAGGGCCGAACACGATACACCACGGCGAGGCAGCGGCGGCAGCCGCCATCATCGACTTTCTCAAGTCCAACCCCGAGCACCTGTTCAAGGCCGATATGTTTTGGGACGCTGGATGCCCCGAGGAGCCTATCGACGACCTTGCCGACGTTCGGGACAACACCGGCTATGAGGAAATCACCGAAGTCTGGCGGGGGCTGCGGCTGCCAACCATCTTCGTGGCGTGGGTCGCACCGCGCGACGACAGCGACGAGCCGGTCTACATCCAAGCGGACAGCCTTGCCGAAGCGGAGCGCCTTATCAACGTCGAACTCGCCAGCCGGGAATCCTGACCCGTATTAATACGAACCTTGAACGGCCGCTTAACCGGGCGTATCATGCGCCGAACCCCCGAAAGGAACCACCGATGAAAACCCTTGTGCTCCTCGCCCTGCTGGCTGCCACGCCGCTGGCGGCGCAGACCGCCACGACCAATGCCACCACCAACAGCGCCAGCAACGCGAACGCCAACAGCGGCTCGTTCTCCGGCTCGGCCTCGAACAGCGACCAGTCGCAGGGTCAGAACCAAGGCCAGTCGCAGGGTCAGACCCTGACCTCGACGCAGGGGCAGGCGGCGACGCAGGCCAACGGCCAGAGCATCATCTTCAACACGCCGCCGCAGCGCGAAAAGACCACGACCGAAATCATGGCGAACAGCAACGTGCCGCTGGCGGCTGCGGTCAGCTTCTCATCCGACTATTGTGGGGGCACCGCTTCGGCGGGCGTCAGCACGTCCATCGGGTTCAGCGTCGGCGGAGCCAAGCCGGTCATGGACAGCAACTGCCAGTCGCTGCGCCGGGCCGAGAAGTTCAGCATCGTCGCCGCCACCGCGCACAACATGGGCCAGAAGGAATGGGCGACCAAGCTGCTGTCCATGTCCATTTGGGAACTGTGCATGAGCGAGGAAAACGACAGCCGCGCCGATGGCGACCGTCAGCCGAGCACCCGGAACGCCTGCGGCAAACTCGGTCTCTATGGCGACCAGCCGTTTCCGGCAGCCTCGCCCGCGTCGATGCCCGGCACCCCGGAAGCCAAGGCCGCGAGCGCCATCGTCACCGGGCAGCGCGAGGAGCAGGCACGACTCGCCGCCGCTCGCTAACCGTTTCCCTGTTCGTGTTGGGGTCACGCGGGCAGGGTAATCTCCGACCCTTTGCAAAGGAAACCACCATGAAGAACATCCTCTCGTTCATCGTCGGCGTCGCGCTGGCATTTGCTTCGGTTCCGGCTGCCGCCGTCGACCTCGGCGTCGCCATCCTCAACAGCGGCTCGGGTTCGGCCTCGTCGGTCGGCTCGGCTTCACAGGGCGGCTCGCTGTCGGCCATCGCGGGCATCACCGCGCAGGGTTCGCAGGCATCGGCCAACAACGCTGGTGCTGCGGGCACTGTTGTCAGTGGCAACAACACCTTCGCGTTCAGTGGCAGCACCGGTTCCACGGCGCAGTCGGGCTTCTCGGCCTCGCTCGGTGCCGCGACCAGCGTCAACCAGAACCTCGGAACGCAGCAGGGGCTGGCCACCGGCGTCAACGCGCTGTCGGCACAGTATATTTTTCTCCAGCCGTAAGCCCTTTGCCCCTTGGGCTTGCAGGAAACCCCCGGTGGCGACACCGGGGGTTTCTTTTTGCCTACGCGCCGTCGGTGCCGTCGGAGTCCCCGGTGCAGTCCGTGCCGGTGGTTTCCGGCTCCGGCTCCGGCTCCGGCTCCGGGTCGGGCGGGATTTCGGGTTCGACGCCGACCGGCGGCGGGGTGCCATTGCTCTGGTTGCGGCCCCGGCGGTGCAGTCCTTCCTGTGAGCGCATGGTCGTTCTCCTATTTGCGTGGCGGGCCGAAGCCCCGCCCTTTGCCATGGGCGGATTTGCCCGGTGATTTGCCGTCGATGCGGGTTCTGTCCCACCCCTTGCCGACCTTCGGCTTGGACAAGACCTTGGCGACGACCGCACGTTCTTTCGGCGGGCGTTTCAGCTTGGCCTTGGCGGCGCTGGCCGTCTCGGCATGAATCCCTGTATTTCTGACCTTGCCTGTCGCCCGGTCTTTGAAGAAAAACAGCTTCGCCATCAGTCCTCGGTCTCCGACTTATTGATGCGGTTGAGCAACGCAAACACGGTGCCGAGACCTTCTCTTATCCAGACCCCGATGACAAGGCCAAGCGCCTCGCCGTCGATTTGCTTGTAGAATATCAGCCACGCCGTCAGGACGAACGCCAGCACCACCAGAAGGTAGGTGAGGATGGTCGCTGACCAGAACCGACGGCTTGGGCTGCTCACGGTCGGATGATGCCACGCTGGTAGCCGCTGGTGCCGCTGAAATGGGTGAGCAGGTCGCGGCGCAGCCGGTTGGCACGGAATGACACATGGACGAAGCCCGCTGCCGGGTTGCCACGCACCTGCGCAGTCAGGATAAGCTGGTCGAACGGCAGGTGCTGGCGGATGACTTCGGCCACGTCAAAGGGGTTCATGCCGGACACCTGAATGTCGGCAGCCTCGCCGATGAGGTGCTGGCTGCCCGCAGCGCCGCCCACAGCGCGATTCACCTGTTGGCTGCGATAACCCGACGTGACGCGCACGGCGCGGCCTAGCCTCGTCCGCAGCGGCTGGAGCACGTTGTCGACCAGCACCTGCAAATTGGCCACCGAAGTCGCCGAAGGGACATTGGGATAGCCCCGTGCCACGGCGGTGTTGCTGTGCGTCAGTTCAGCCAGCGAGAAGTTCTCGGACAGGCGACCGGGCGGCAGCGGCTCGGAAGGGGTCAGCGGCGGCAGCGGTGCCAGCGGCGGGTCGCCCGGCTCGTCGAATCCAGTCTCACAATCCGGCTCCAGCATATCGAGCGCCGCGTTGACGGCGGCGAGGGTAAGTGGCCCAAACACCCCCGTCTCGTCGATGGACAGGCGGCGTTGCAGGATGCGGATGTCAGCGACAGATGCAGTCATGTTGGAACTCCCGGTGGGCGAACCGGCGGCACAGGGCCGGGGTTCGGAGCGAGGACAAAGCCCGAAGGCAGGGGGCGAGGATTCTCGTTGATGAGCACGGTGTTGCCAAGCCACGCGAAGGTGGCGTCGGGGTGCTCGGTAAACAGCCTGTCGATGCTGGCCTCCAGACGTTCCGGCGTGGCCACGTCGAACATCCAACTGTAGAACCCGCCGTCGAGACGAAGGGTGCCGCCGTGGATATTCTTCACCCGGTCGTCGGTCTGGAGTTGCCGCTGCGGCGGCAGCGGCGCACCATCCTTCGTGCGCCACTTGCGCGGCGCGAACTCCGGCATCGGCATGACAGGGCACGGCTCCGCCGACGAGAATGGGTTGGGTTTCTTGGTGCGCTTGCGGGCCACAACGACTCCTACGGTATCGGCGCGCTGTAGGGCGCGGCCTGCGAGTTCTTGAACAGCATCCCGAAGATGTGCAGCGCCCGCACCGGCGACTCCTCGTTCGAGTTCATCTGGAAGGTGTAGGTGAAGTCCGCACCCGGCGCGAGGCCGATGTCGAAGAACGTCATCGCCTGATTGCCAAAGGCATTGTTGGGCGTGTCGTCGATATACACCCCGGTGTATTGGGTCGGCAGCACCAACCCGTCGTTGCGGATGACGCGGAAGCTGGCCACGTCGCTGTTGGCCCCGAAGTTCCGCACCAGCAGGTTCACGTCGAACTTGACCAGCGCCCCGCCGACAGGGCCATTGGTGATACGCACCGTGGCCGGGACGCCGTTTAGGCTGATGGTGTTCCAGACGTTACGCGGGAACCCGACACCGCCGCCCCCGACAATCTGGCTGTAGGCATAGGCCGCGTTGGTGGCGTTCGGCGCGAGCAGGTTCGTCGTCACCCCAAGCTGCTTGACCGTCAGTTCGCCCTCGGCATTGGTGTCGAGCACCACATCGTCGATTTTCAGGCTGCTCGTCGACAGCAGCGGGATGAACGCCTCGCGGATGAACACCCGGCCATTGCTGACCGTGAACACCGGCTCGTCGGTGCCGGTGTCAGGGTTGAACACCCGGAAGATGTCGGCGAGGATGTTGAACGCCGACTGCCCACCACCAGCCAGCAACTCCAGCCCCGCCACCCGGCCACCCGCATCGACCTGCACACTGTAGCGGGCCTTGATGCCATTGATGGCCTGCTCGTTGACGGTGACACGCGCCGAGACCCCGTTGACGTTGCTCTCGATGAGTGCCGACCGCGACGCCTGTGCTTGGTCGCCAGCCGCACGGGCTTGGCTCTCGGTTACGATGCTTGCCTTGGCGATGTCGACTTCACCGGCTACGCCGTCGATGGCTGCCTGCTGCGACAGCGCCGTGGCTTCGAGCGACGATGTGCGCTGCGCCAGCGCGATGTCCCCGTTGACGCGAGCGGTGCTCTCGTCGCGGATTTCCGCCTGCAACGCCGACAGGTCATTGGCCTGCGCGGTGTCGATACGCACCCACTCCATACCACTCCAGCGGAAGATTTCATCGGGGAAGCCGGGGCCGGTGTCACGGAACCACAGCCAGCCCGGCTCCGGGTTGAGCGGGGCCGTGGCTTGGTAGAAGGTCTGCGTCCCCTTCGCCTCGGTGGCGATGATTTGCTGGATTTGCTGCGCCAGCGCCTCGTCGGCGCTGGCCCGCGCGGTGGACTCGGTTGTGATGCTCGCTTTCAGGTCGCGCTCGCCGCTGACCCGACCATAGTCGGCCCGCACGAACTCAAGGTTGATGCTGCGCGGCCCGTTGGCGAAGAACCCCTGCCACATAGGACGGAAGAACGTCGTGCCGAAGGGCAACGGCGACGGCGCGAGGATGCTCGGCGCGGGGGCACCGACGTTATTCCCCGCACCAACGCCAGCCATGCCGCGTGAATACCCCAAGTATTCGGTTGCATCGCCGACGACCATCGGCCTGTTGAAACCGGCCTGATATGACAGCGGGCCTGTATCAGAAGCCAACACCTGCCCCTCGTTGTTGAGGCATTGCCAGCCGACGCGGGTCAGCCAGTCGTCGTCGGCGGCGTTGTCACGGAAGGCGAACCAGCGAGCGCGATGTGTCTCTGGACGCCACGGGTCGCCGAATACCGCAACACGTGGAGCCAGCAGCAGGATTTCCGGCGCGGTCGGGCCATCATAGCGCAGGTTCTTGCCACCGCCGTCGGTGTCACGTGACACCAGCCACCAGCCTTGGAACGGAACTTCTGGCGTCCCGCGCGGCGGCAGCGGCGGGGTAAACTCCCACCCGGCGTCAGCCATTTCCTGCACGGTGTTATATGCGCCGAAGATGATGTTCTGACCGTCAGAGCGACTCTGGAAGGTCTGTGCTTCGAGCACGGTGCTGCGCTGCGCCAGCGCGGTGTCTCCGGCGACGCGGGCGACGCTCTCGTCGACGATGCGAGCCGACAGGCGGGAGACGCTCGCTGCCAGCGGCGTGGCGTCGGTGACAGTGACGCCGTGGACGATGAGATTGCCCGGCGTCGACGCGGCGCGGTTGACCATGACGGTGTTGACCACCATTTCGGCGGGCACCTCACCATCGACAGTGGCGAGAAAGAACACCCGGCCTTCAACCGCGTCAGCAGGGGCGACCACATTGTCGTCACGGGACAGGAAATTACCCGGCGTGTTGCCGCTGCCTTGGAAGATAGGCGTGATTGTGGACGCGCCTTGCGCGTTGCGCGTTTCGAGCGAGACCGACCAAGTGCGATTTGATACCAGCGTGGCATTGAGCCGGAAGCTGTAGCGGACGCGGTGGTCGGCACCTCCGGTAACAGGGAAGAAAATCGAGGCGATGGCCGCGCTGGCTGCCGCGACGCCGGGGGTAAGATTGGTGAACACAGACCCTGTGCCAAAGAACGAGCCGAAGGCCAAAGGCGAAGCCACGTTGTTGTCGTTCAGGGCGAGCGACCACGAGTCAGGGTCGATAGGGTTGCCCCCAACGAGAAGTTCTCCCGACGCCGGAAGCCCTGCGAGCCTCTCGACACGCCATGCCACATCACGGGTTCCGTCGGTCAGGTCGAGCGGCTTGTTGATGTCGGGAGCCGTGAGCGCGCCTTCTTCGCCGAGATTCAAATTGCCGCCGCTGAAATAGCCTTCGAGGGTTCGGCGCTGGCCCGCCGGAATTAAGAGATTCCCCGCTGCGACTTGGCTGCCTCGGTCGTCGAGGCCGCTGTCGACACCGGCATTGACTGTGACGACCCCGCCGAAGGCTTCCACGTCGAAGGACACCCGGTAGATGCCGTCATCACGGATGGGCAGCCGAGCGCGGCTGATGACACGATTGGGCGTGAAGCTGGCCAACTCCATGAGGCCGTCGCGCAACAGGATGCGCGCACCTGCCGGGTCATCAAGGTCGATAACCCCGTCGCGGCGCAGCGCCTCGGTGTCGGCATAGGTCACGAAGGTGTCGGATATGCCTATCGGGCTTTGCACCCGGCGCACCACGGCTTCGGCTTCGAGCGTCGTTGCCCGGCTGGCCAGCGCCTCGTCCCCGGCAACCCGCGCGAGGCTTTCTTCGGTGATGCGGGCCGACAGTTCCGACAAGTCGGCCTCGGCATCGCCGGTCGACACGCCTGCATAGGGGGCGCACATTTCATAGCGACCGGTGGCGATGTTGCAGACGAACTCGACGCGCCAGCCGGTGCAGTCGTCCGGCAAGGCCACCCGGAAGGCATAGGGTGCCCATTGCAGGTTCGCGCCGGTCGGCGCGACACGGAAACTTTCGAACACTTCGTTGCCAGCCCCGCGCCGCTGAATGCGGATTTGGACGGTGAGACCCGTTCCCGTCGTGCTGGCAAACTCGCGCAGCCAGAACCGCACAGTGAAGTCGCGCAGCACCGGCGAGCGGAACTGGTTGAGGTTGGCACCGAGCGACCGGTCGCCCGACGGCAGGCAGGTGAACACCCGCGCAGCAGGCGCGTCCGTGCGCGTGGCGAAGTTCCAGCCGCCGCGCACCCATGAGCCGCCGCCGAGAAGCTGCAAGGCATCGTCGATGAGGTTGCCGCCCGCCTGTTCGCGGTCGGCGCGGAAGGCTTCGAGCGTCGTCGTTCGGCTGGCCAGCGCCGTATCGCCCGCAATGCGCGCAAGGCTCTCCTCGGTAATGCTGGCCCCGAGTTCGTTGATGTCGGCAGAATAGTCGCGTCCGCGCAACCCGAGATAGGGTGCCGACAACTCAATGGAGCCTGCCGACACATCGGACACCAGCGCCAGCCGCCAGACTCCCGATGTTTCCGGCAGGTCGAACGAAAATGCGATGCGGGTGAGGACATTGTTCTCAATGTCCTCGCCGATGACCTCGATAAGCGCCGGGAGCGGCTGCCCGACGGGGCTGCCCAACTCCAACCGCACCAGCACTTCGCCGACGGTTCCGGGCGCGCGGAGCATCCACACCTCGAAGTCGAGCCGCTGCGACGGCACCGGCAGATACTCGCTGGCATTGGCGCGCACCGTGCCGGGCGCACGGGTGACGAACACAAACTCGGCTGGCCCTTCGGTGCGCTCCTCGACAACCCACCCTTCGGTGCCGAGAAAGTCCCACGGTTCCTCACCGAGCGTCAGCAGCGCGTTCTGGAGCAGGTTGCCACCCGACTGCTGCACATCGGTGCGAAACACCTCCAGCGTCGTCGTGCGGGACGCCAGCGCCTCGTCCCCGGCAACCCGCGCGAGGGTTTCCTCGGTGATGCGGGCGTTGGTGGCCTCGTCGTTCTCCTCGACCGTCGCCGACAGCGTGGTAATCTGGCTGGCCAGCGCCTCGTCGCCGCTGACGCGGGCTTGGCTCTCGGTGCTGATGAGCGCCCGCAGTTCGGTGTCGTCGAAACCCCCACCTGCGTTGATATTGTCGATGCGGATGCCGAGCGCCACGTCGCCCTCGACACGGGCTTGGCTCTCACTGGTGACACGCGCGTCGAGCCGCCCGGTCTCGCTGGTCAGGCTCGCCGACAGGTCATTGATTTCTTCGGCCAGAGCACTGTCGGCGTCGGCACGAACCGTGCTCTCCTGCGTGATGCGGGCGTTGGTCGCCGCATCCTTGGCGACGACGCTGGCTTCGAGCGTCGTGATTTCCTGCGCGAGCGCCTCGTCTCCGGCGATGCGGGCGCTGCGCTCGACAGTGATGCTGGCAGTCAGCGTCTCGGTGACGAGTTGGTCTCCGGCGATGCGCTGCCGGGTCTCCTCGGCAATGAGTTCGCGCAGTTCCGTGTCGTCGTAGGGTGGGTCGCCGCCGCCACCGCCGCCGCCGCCGAGCGCCAGCTTGCGCCATCCCGGCAGTCCGGCGGCTGTGCCCCCGGCTTCCTTGAGGTAAAAGGCGTCGTCGGCGAAGGCCAACACCCCGTTGGGCGGCGTCACCGCGTCGTCGTAGGCGGCGAGACCGGCGACGGTCTCGAACACCAAGGGGCCAATGTCGATGGCTTCACCGCCGGGGCCAATGACGCCGAAGATGCGGTCTGCGAAGTTGATGTAGATTTCACCGGGGCAGCGGTCGCGCGGCCGGAGCAGCGGAACGGTGGAACGGAGAATCTCAACTGTGTCGCGGGCCATCTGGCGGGTCTCCGTCACGCATGTGCGCTAGGGAGCAGCGTAGCTGCTGCGCAGTATCAGTTCAAGAGGGGCAGTTGCCGGTGTTGTTGCCCGGCCCGAACTCGCCCGCGTCGAGATTCAGGTTGTCGTTCGGGGACGGCGGCGTCGGCGTCGTCCCCGGCGGCAGCATCGGCAAGCCGCGCGGCCAGTCGAGCGCGAACTCGACTGTGATGGTCTTGGTCTGGTCGCGGTTGGTGTCGACGAGGAAGCGCACCGGCACCACAACGCCGGGGCGTCCGCCGCTGGCGAAGAAGGTGAACGACCGGCCGTCGGTCGGCGCAACAAGGATTTCGTCCGTGATGAAAGAGTCGACCAAGGTGTCGGCGCGGCGAACTTGTGTGATGCGCTCGCCTGCCGCGAGCCACCGGTTCATGCTGATACTGTAACGGAGCCGGTCTTCGGCCGACTGGCGGAAACGGTCAATCAGCATGTGCGTCTCCCCCCTACATCAGCCTCGCGGCGGGTCTCCGGCACTTTCGTATTAATACGGGGCGGAAGGCAAGCCTCATCAACGCTCGATTCCCGGTCGATGCTGGCGCGGTGGAAACGCGCGGTGCGCCGGAAAGGAACGGCAACCTCAATCACAGCCGGAAGATTCCCTGTGCATCCCACACCAACCAGAAAGGCTCCAGCGGAGTTTCCGACACCTCGGCCATTTCAATGGCGAGGATAGTGCCGTAGGTCTGCGAGACAAACTCGACGAGCAGCAGGCTGTCTCCCGACGGCACGTAGTTCGACATGAACAGGGGGTCGGCATAGGCAGCCCCGCTGTCGAGAACCGCGAGACCGGTCAGGAAGCCGCTGGCCACGCGACGGTCTTGCCGGTCGAAAATCCGTATTTCCAAGGGCGTCAACGCGGGCCACGAAATCTCTCCGCGCAACAGCGCAGCCGCAAAATAGTCCGTCAGGAACGCCTTGGGTTGGGCTTCGATGTTCACCGGAGTCGCACCACAGGGCGCGGCGACGCGCGCAGCGAGCCGGGGGTGTAGCCCCGGTCTTGGGTGCCCCGCCACTTGGCGATGCCCGACACGAACCGGCGCTCGTGCAGCGCAGCCGCGTTCAGGTCGGTATAGGGTTTCTTGGGCGAGCCGAACATGACGGCCAGCACCCCCGACACCAGCGTGTCGCGGTGGTGCGTCAGCGCCACCGGCGGGAGCACGAAGTCCGACCGCCGCGACGTCGGAATGCAGGACACTTCTGCCCAAATGAGTCGGTTCCCCGGGTTGTCATTGGCCCCGGTCGAGACGTGCAGGTCATGCCCGTTGGTGACGCGCCAGAGCGGCGCTTGGCCGCCGTTGTGGCCGAGCGTCTGCGGCTCGTCGGCGTTGGCCCACCAGACGCGCTCGACATAGGCAATGTCGGCGTTCCCGTCGACCGGATTCAACCATACCTGCAAGTTGCCGTCGTTGGGGATGACAAAGCCGCCGAGCAGTTCGCGCCACGCCCGGCTGCCTCGGTAGAAGTCCTGCGCGCGCAGCAGGAACGTGCTGCGCACAGCCTCGGGGTTTGCCCCGAGCAGGTGCGGGAACAAGGCGTCGCCGAAGTCGTCGAAGCTGACGTAATTCATCAGACACCTATGCCGAGCAGCGAAGACTGAAACCGCGTGAGCATGTAGGCAAGACGGCCGTCCGAAGTGAACTGGTCATCCTGCGTCTCCACAAGCGCCGCGACATAGGTGCAGAGCGCCGTGAAATACTGCCGGTCAATGGCCGGGGGAATGGGGTCAGTGAGCGCCATGCTCGTGGGCGCGTCCCACGAGCCTGTCCCCACCATCAGGTCGGGGCGCAACCGCAGCGCCTGCTCGACGGCCTGCTGCACGAACTTGCGCAGCCGCTCCTCGGGGAACCGGAACGGCGCGCTTTCATCCAGCAGGATGAACCGTGCCTCGGCGATGGCGTCGGCCACCGTCCGGGGCATGTCAGGCGTCCAGTTCGGCGGCGTCCGGGAACATGCCGGTGTCCGGGCCGAAGGCGCTGCCGCCGAGGTCGCCGCCAAGGAACGGGTCGCCGGAACGAAGAGCGCGCTGCGCCTCGTAACGACGCATCGCCATGATGTGTTCTTCGCGGTCGGTCGTGCCCGGCCGGTAGTAAGGCTCGATATTCTGGAGTTCCTTGTTGAACAGCGTCGACCACGACGTGACCATGCCGTTCGACTTGTAGCGCACCAGACGCGGCGGTGCGCCGGGAACAATCTGCATCGGGCGGCGGGCGCGGGCGGCAGTCTGACGAGCCATGAGGAACTTCTCCTGTGTGCGCAAAATCTATAGCAGCGCGGTGGTTGTGTCGAGAACGGTGTGGGGGCGCAGGTTTCCCTGCGCCCCCCGGTATCCGTCAGCCCTTAGCGACGACGCCGACCGACAAGGCCGACCCCTTCACCGTTTCGAAGCCGTAGGCCATCAGGCCACGGACGAGCGAGCCGAAGGTGAACTCGGAGCGAAGCTGCTCCATTTCGGTCAACTGCGCCGCGAACGTGTTGGCGATGGTGTGACCCGCCATCATGTAGTGCGCCCCGGCGACGCCCGGCGACGGCATCAGGTTCGACGAGTAGAGCGTGAACCGGTCGATGATGCCGAGACGGCCGTTGCGCAGCAGCGAAGTGCCGTCACCGGTCAAGCTGGCGTCGCGCAGTTCCGACTTCTTCACCATCGACGACACCCACGTCGGGATGATGAGGAAGCGGCCCGTTTCCGGGATGTTCTGCTCGTCGAGCACCTGACCCATGTCGACGATGAACTCCAGCACGTCGGCCTTGGTGATGAGGCGCGGCGCGGCGCTGGTGCCGAGGTCGACATCCTGCGAAATACGGCCGGCGTTCGACCCCACGTTGTCGGGGTCAGCCCGCACGACGGTGCCAGCAAGGACGTTCCGGTCGACATAAATCTTCATCTGCTCGGAAGCGTCTTCCGACCACATGTTCATCATGTCGAGGTCAGCCTGCGTCTTCCAGATGTCGTCCAGAATCAGGTTGAAGTAATGCGCTTGGTCGATGACCAGCATTTCGGCGTTCGACGACGGGCGGTCGACCTGCAAACCTTGGTCGGGCACGTAATCGCGGATGGTGATGTCCGGCCGGGTGCGGATGTGGACGGTATCGCCATAGGACTGGATTTCGCCCTCGTAATCCGTGTTCGAGATAGCCGCCAAAACGGTGGCATCATAGAACTTTTCGAGCAGCTTGCTCGACCAGACCTCGGGGATGAACTTGCCATCCTTGTATGACGGGTCAGGCGCAGGCGACGGAGTCGTCTGCACGGGGAACCGGCCGCCCGGCGTGTAACGCGGCTGGCCAGCGGTGGCGGGTGCGGTTTGAAAAGCCATAATTCTTGCTCCTGAAAAGGTTACTGCTCGATGCGGCCTTCACGTTGGGCCGCAAAAATATCGGCCTCAAGGCGGTCGCGTTCTTCCGTGTTCCCACGGAAAACCCCGTTTCGCACGTCTTCGTAGAAGGCGCGGATAAGGGCCGGTGTCCAAATCATCGCCTCAGGAGCACCTGCAACGGGCGCAGCGCGCCCTCGACCCGGCGCGACGAGTGCGGAAGGCGTCACAACCGAAGGAGCGTTCGGCCGGTCGGTCGCGCGAGGCGACCCTGCCTTCGCGGGTTCGCCACCGGAGGTGGATTCCGCAAGGTATGCAGTGAAGAACCGCTGGACACGGGCGGTTTCATTGCGCTCGAAGGCTCGCTTGAGGAGTTCGTGCCGGTTTTCACCGGAGAACCCATCTTCCTGCTGGAGCCAATCCAAAAAGCCGGAGGACACGTTGACCTCACGCCAAGTTTTGACGTTGGTGTCCAGTTCGGCGAACATTTTCTCCCGCGCGGTCATCGCCACCGTCGACGCGGTGCTGGTGACGGTGGCGGTCGTGGAGTTTAGCTGGCTGCGCAGCGCGGAAACCTCGGCGCGCAAGCTGTCGATGACCGGCATGACCCGGGCCAGCGTGAAGCGCGCAGACGCGTCGAGCATGTCGGCCCCAAACTCGTCGAGTTCGGCAGGCGCGAGCGGGGTAACAGCAAGCGTCGGGGGCGGGGCCGGAGCCGGTTCGGGCGCGGGAGCAGGTTCGCGCGTCGACAGCGTGGTCAAAAGGTTGGTCGTCTGGTCAAGGCGAGCCTGCGTCGCGGCCAGACTCTCGCGCATACGACGAGTCTCGGCGTTGTATTTGCCCTGCAAGACCTTGAACCGGTGCTCGTAGTCGGTGCTCCCCTGCGGGTCGAGGTCGTCATCATCCCCCTCGCCACCCTCGCCGCCTTCCCCACCAGTCGGAACAAGCGTCAGCGACGGGGCGGGGTTCGGAAGGGGTTCCGGGGGGTCAATCGGAGCGCCGCCATCAAGGTCGGCAAGAGGCTCGGGCGGAACGGCTGCGGGCGCAGGCGCGCTCGCCGCTTTGATGAGGGCATCAGCCGCAGCAGCGGCGCGAACAACGGAAAGTGGTTTTGCCATTCCCGCGTAATACTACGTTGTCAGGGCTTCGCAAATAGATTTTGTAGTTCAAGCCAAACCTGCGCGCGACCGGCCGCAATTTCACGCCCTTGAGGGTCGCGGTTGTAGAGCGCCACCCGGGTTTCGGCGTCGACCTGCCCTGCCAACCACACTTCGAACTCCTGCCGCCCTATCGACAGGCGGGTCTCGGCGACGAAGCGCGCCGGAGTCGCAGGTTTCTGGTTCACAGGACTTGGCCGGTGTGGTCACATCCGCAACCGGAGCACTTCGTCTGCAAGCCGCCTTTCTTGAGGACGAAGTAGAAGTGCTCGCTGCCGCAATGGAGGCAGCTATAGAACAGTTCGCCGACCGCAGACGCAAATGGACGCTTCCATCGTGCGGTGTGCGAGGTGCATTTCGGGCAGGTGAAGAACACAGTGCCGACCGGCGCTACATCCACCCACTCATGCTTGCAGGACGGGCACAGCACTTCGCCCGAACCGTGAGGAATGGTCTCCTCACGGTGCTTCTGGAGCGATACGACTTCACCCATCGGCTTTTCCTGCTATACTGCGCTCAACGCTGTGACGGGGCCGGTCGGAATCGGGGAAGCCATCACAGGAGTTGGAAGGGGAGCGCGAACTCCTACGGCGGGGTAATCCGGGGTCAGGCCCGGCGTCTCTGGCCCAAGCAGGCAAGCGGGCCGGGCCGCTGCAAGTGACCGCCGGACTCCCCGGAAGCACGGCACCCCGCGTAACCCCATCAATGCTGACCGGGGCGCTTGCCCTTCGACGCCTTCGAGCGGTTGACGCTCTTGGCGATGGCACTGTCCCCGGCAAGGCGCTTTCTGGCCTCGGCCTTCGAAATACCGAGTTTGCCCTTGCCTGCGGCTGCCGCGCGCATGGCGCGGTGCTCGGCACCGGAGCGGGAGGTCATGTTGCCGCCTGCGGCAAAGGGGTTCGGTCGCTTGGCCATCGTCGGTTCCTTACGCGGGAGTGGGTTTGCAGGCGGAAGGGTTGCCCTTCTCGAACCTGCGAGGGGCCTTCCCCGATTTGGGGCTGGTCTGCGGCCCGCCGGTCGGGCTGGAAAGCCCGCGCGTCGGGGTCTTGGCGGGGTGGTCGAACTTCTTCACTTCGCCACCGGCAGCGTCGGAACGAGCGCCGCGCGCAAGTTCTGGCCAAGCAGGGTCGGCGACCGCAGGCTGGTAGAGCCGAGCAGGCCGAGTTTGAAGGCTTTCTTGTAAGTCAGCACAGGCGTGTCCTCACTTGGGCTTGTTCGGCGCGCGAGTGCGCCGGGCAGGAGCCGTGGGTTGGGCGTCGGGGCCTTTGTAAGCCTCGACATCACGACGATTATTCTCCGCGACGCGCCGTGTCCAGCGTGTTTGGACGCCCGCACGGCGCGTGGCCTCTGCGTTGGTGCGGGCCGCGAAGGCATCTTCGGCCGCCTTGGCAGCCTTTTCAGCGCGCGTGGCCGACGCGAGACCGGCGTCCGTGTTGGCTCCGCGCGACAGGGAGGTGCCCGACCTGCTCAACCCCCTCGTTGACAGGCCGGGCGTCGCCTCTGCCAGCTTACCGACGACGTTCGCCTTGGCGACCGTCTTCGAGGGCATCATCCCGGCTGACCGGGCGGCGGCGACAATCTCGGCGGGCGACTTGCTGCTGCCTGCGAGCGCCGCCTTGTCAGCAGCCTTCTCGACCTTGAGCGCGGCCTTCATTTCCGCCTTGGGAACTGCACGTTCGCCGCCGCGCTTGATGACCTTCGTGCCTTCAAGCCTTGTGGTCTTGGTGACTTCCGGGGTGCGCGCGGGAAGGTTGCGAATGTTCGGCGCGGCGCTCCCGGCGCGCGGGGTCGCCGTCGACGTGTTGAGCCGGGCGCGCGTGGACAGCGCCGGAGTCTCGCGGGCCGGAATCGCCTGTGTGGGACGCGACGCTGGAGCCTTGTCGGCGACTTTTGTGGCCGTCTTCTCGACCACCTTGGCCACCGGCTTGTCAGCGGCCTTCGGCGCGACCTTGGCGGCCGTCGCCGTCACTTTGGTCGCGGCCTTCGGCCCAAGACCCTTGGCGAACACCCGGCCAATACCCTTGGCTGCGGCCCCTGCTCCCTTGAGCGCGGCGCTTGCGGCCGGGCCACCGACAGCCGCCAGAACCCCTTCTGCGAGTGAGCGGCGGAACGTGGACTCGGAGCGCGCCTTGAAGTCACCGCCACGGTCGAGCGCCTTACGGGCGCGTTCCTTTGCGGCCTCGGTGGCGGGCGCGCGGTCGAAATAGCGGCTGGCGCGAGCACGGGCCTCGACGTCACCGGTGGCGGGCACCCGCTGGTCACGGGCGTTGGTTCCCATTGCCGTGTTGAGTTTGCCTTGTCGGTTGAGCGTCACCTGCGATGCGGGCTTGGCCGCGACCGCCTTGGTGGTCGTCGTGGTTGTCGTTGTGGGAGCCAGCTTGGTGTTGAACCGCTTGCCGCCGAAGCTGAACTCATCCTTCCCGGCCTTGCGCGCCGCGCGGAACGCCGCGTTGAAGGCGCGCGACCCCTTCGGGGCCTTACTGCTCTTGGTGGTGGTCGTCGAGGCGGCAACAGCCGCCCGTCCCGGCACCGACCCGAGCATCGGGTGGCGTTCGGCGGCCACCGGTTACTTGGCCTTGGACTTGGGCGACATCCCGGGGGTCTTGGCGAACCGGCCGCCGGTCGCCTTGGGGTTGCCTTCACCGGTCAGCGGGAATCCCTTGCCGATGGGCGACCCCATCTGCTTACCGCCGCCTGCGCTGGAACGCACCCCATAGGGGCGATGGCCATAGTCGCCGCGCTCGCTGATGTTGTTGGGCTTGCCCTTGGAGTGCGGGTTGAACTGCTCGGCGTTGCGCATGGCTGGCTCCTGTCTATCCGCCGTATTAATACGGAGGTTTTTCCCACCTCACAAGCCTATTGTAAGGCCCCCATTTCCTCGGGAGAGCGCACCGCCATCATGCGTTGCACCGGCTCGGCAACCCCGGGCGTGTTGGGCGCGGGTGCGGGTGCTTGGTTCGGCACCGAGGCCGGGTTCTGCGTCGGGTCGGCACCCTGTTTCTTGAGCGCGTCGAGGCGCTTGTCGAACATAATCTCCAAGGCCCCCATGTCGAACCCGAGGTTGGTCGCCACCTCTTTGAGCAGGTGGATGCGACCTTCCGGCCCGAGAAGCTGGCTGTCGATTGGGTTCGCCGTTATCTGGAGGAACTCCAGCGCCCTCATCCGTTCGGTCTCGGCCTTTTGTGCCGCCTGAACCCCCAAGGGGCGAATGGTCTCGTCGCCTTGGAACATTTCATCGTCCTTGTCGAGCATCCGCAAGTCGTAGAGCAGCTTGAGCACGGGCGTCAGGACATGGGTGTCGATGTTGCTGGCAATGTGTTTGACCAGCCGGGCGACGTTGCCCTGTAGCTGCGCAAGACCGCTGGCGGTGCGCGCGGCCCCGCCAGCGCGTTCCGAGCCTGCGGCATAGCGCGGGATGGCGCTCACCTCGTCCGCGAGGCGCATGGCATTCTCCATGACTGCCAGCAGCCCGGCGCTGTTGTCCTGCGGTTGGAAAAACACCATCGGCTGTGCCGTCGGTGCGGCCGGGTCAGGGCTGAACCGCCAAATCTTCCACGGGAATATCTCGTCGGCATTGTCGTTGTCGCCGAGGGCTGCGGTGTTCATGCCGAGCATCGGCCCCGACGCGAGGCTGGCGTTGTTGATGAGGCTGCGAATGGCCACGTTCGCCAGCGCCTGCGCGTCGACCAGCACCTCGGGCAGCCCCCGTCCATAGGCGCTGCCCGGCACCAACTCGAAGCTGGAGAGGTGATAGGTCGTCCGCTCCAGCGGGTCGGGGTTGTAGTTGACCGAAATGATGACCCCGGCGAGAGTCCGTATCGACACGTGCCGGGAGAGCAGCGGCTCGTCGACCGGGGACGGGTTCGGGTCTGGCGGCTTGAAGCCGGACAGCAGCGGCTCTTGGATGAGCAGGTCGCCCCGGATATAGCCGTGGAACTCGATGACGTCGTAGAGGTTCGACTTGCCGAGGAAGTGCGGGTCTCGCTCCTCCTCCTGCCGACGGGCTTCCTCGACCGACGACAGCAGCGGCTCGTCGTAACCGTCCGGGTGTCGCGCGAGCAGTGTCTGCAAGGCAATACTGTCGTAGAACGGAAGGCCGATGAGCGCCTCAAGGTCGGCGCGAGAATAGCGGACACGCTCGAAGATGTCGCCGTCACCTGCCCGGGCGACGCCGGGCGACAGCCAGATGTCGAACGGGTTGGGTGCCGACCAGAACTGCTGCGCGGCAACGACCACCTGCGGCCTGCGGTCGACGTATTTGACGCGGCGCACCGGGCGGTAGAACGGCCCCTTGAGGACGCCGAACGGATATTGGGCGAACGTCTGGAGAAACTCCCGGAAGGATTCGTAAAAGTCGCCCTCATAGAGCGCGTCGTCCAGCTTGTTGGAGGTCTCCTTGGCCGCCTTGGTGGCTTTCACCTTGGCGATAGACAGCGCCTCGGCCGTGAGCGCGCGGTGCTTGGCCTCGGCCGCGTCAGGGTCAGGCTCGGCCAGCGACACGGTGCCCACCGCAGCGATGATGTCGTCTGGCAGCGTGGGGTCGGGTGTCGGAGCCAACTCCCATGGCCTGTCGTTGCCGAGATACAGTTCCTGCAACATGGCAACGAGGGTTCGGCACTTCACCGCCGTCAGGCGCAGGAACGCCTCGCTGCCGCCGAAGCCCTGTATCTCGGCAAGCTGCGTCGGGCTATACTCGCCGTTGTAGGCGCGCAGGCAGTGCAGCAGGCGCTCCGACACACCGGTGCTGTCGCGGTAGCGCCGGGCGCTGTCGAACAGGCGGCGGACGTGCGCCCCCAAAGGGCTGACGAGCGTGTGGCCCTCGTCGTTGGGGCTGGCGAGAGCGGCAATGGTCTTGTCGGCGCGCTTTGCCTCCCGGGCGATGCGGTCGCGGGTTGCGCCCGTCCGAGCGCGTTTGGAATTGACCACAGGGAGCGCGGTTGCCATGGGTAGGTTGTTAAGGCTATTTGTGCGTCATGGCAACAGCAGCGACACATGCGCCCCTTGCTCCCTTGGAGTCCGTGTATCCGTCCCTGCGCCTGCCTGCGCTCGTTGCCGAACTGGCGGCAGGGCTGCGCCCCCCGGCCGATATATGGCGCGAGCATGGAGTGTTCACCCGGCACGACGCCAAACTCATCGCGCAGTTGCCCTTGGTGCGCCAGATGCTCGCCGAGGAGCAGCAACGCTGGCAGTCCCGCGAGTCTCTGTCGCTGCGGGTCAAGGCCAAGGCCGGTGCGCTTATCGAAGACTCCATGCCATTCATCCACGCGTCCGTCATCAACCCCCTGCACCCGCTGTCGCACCGCGTGGCGGCGTTCACGGCGCTGGCCAAGATGGCAGGCGTCGACATGCCGCCGGAAGCGCGCGGCACGGGTATGGGGGCGGGAGCGGGTGGCGGCGTGGCGATTTCAATTTCCATGGACTTGGGCGGCGGTAACGTCGTCGGAGTAAAGGTCGGCGGGGAGGTTGTCGACGCGGACGCGGTTGCCGAGGGCGACGAGGGCGACGCGGATGGCTTCCTGCTCAACCCGGCGGACTATATGGTAGGTGACGATGGCGACGGCGACGAGGGGGGCGACGTTATCGAAGGCATAGGCCCCGGCGAGGATTGGGGCGACGAGACGTGCTGAAAAATTACGTCGCTTCGCCGACCTTGGCGCAGTTCCACCAGTCCGAGGCGTTTTTCCGGGTGGTCGTCGGGCCTATCTCGTCGGGGAAGTCGACGGCGGCCATCATGGAGTTGTTTCGGAGGGCGGTCGAGCAGACGCCGAACGCCGACGGGGTGCGCCCCACCCGGTTCGGGGTGATACGAAACACGTCGGCCAGCATCAAGCAGACGACACTCCCCGACATTCTGGCCTATCTCGGGCCGCTGGCCGTGCATCGGGTGTCCGACGGCATGGTGCGGTTCGATTTCCCCATGGCCGACGGCACAAGGGTGCAGTCGGACTGGCTGCTGATTCCTTTGGAGGAGCCGAAAGACGTCCGGCGGCTGCTGTCGTTGCAGTTGACCGGCGTGTTTCTGGAGGAACTCCGCGTTCTGGACATGAAGATTATCGCCGACGCGCTCGGTCGCTGCGGCCGGTATCCGTCACTGGCGGCAGGGGGCGTCGAACCCTCGTGGTCGGGCGGCATCGCCGTCACGAACCCATGGCCGAACGGCGGGGCGCACTATCAGGAGATAGAGGTCGAGCGGCCGGACGGGTGGGAAATGTTCCGACAGCCGTCGGGACTGTCGGAAGAAGCCGAGAACGTCCAATATCAGGTGGCGGGCTATTACGAGCGCCTGATGTCCGGGGCCACCGACGAGTGGATTCGCGTCAACATCATGGGTGAGAACGGGCAGGACTTGTCGGGACAGGCGGTGTTCGCGTCGTTCGCATGGGGTATGCACGTCGCCAGCAAGGGCATCAGGATGCTTCCCGGGCGGCAGGTGCTGATAGGGCTGGACACCGACCGTCACGCGGCAGCGATTATCGGTCAGGTCGACCCCACGGGGACGCTGCTGGTTCTCGACGAGGCGTGGGCGGACGGCATCGGGCTGGAGTTGTTCTGGTCGCAAACGCTGCGGCCGCTTTTGCTGTCGCGGTATGGCGGCTGTAGCGTTGTTGCCATCGTTGACCCGTCGGCGGCGCGGCGGTCTTCGATTACGGAAGAATCGCAGCTAAACGCCCTGCACCGGTTCGGGCTGTCAGCGGTGCTGGCACCGACAAACGCCATCGACCCCCGGCTGCGGGCGGTGGACGAACTGTTTACCCGGCAGGTCGGCGGTCGCGGGGCGGTGATGATAGACGGGGAGCGGTGCCCCATGCTGGTTCGGGCGCTGGCGTCGGAATACAAATATGTGCGGTCGTCGAAGGGGGTGCTTGCCCCACTTCCCGACAAGACCAACAGGCCGTTTGCGGATTTGGCAGATGGATTTCAATATCTTGCGCTCGGCGTTGGCGGTCTGGTGCGCGGCATGGGGATGCCGATACGGCCGCCACCGGGGATGAGTATGCGGTCGGGAGAGCGGCGAAGGGTTGCGGTTGGCGGGTGGACGTAGGAGTTTTTTGGTTGTTAGTTTTTGTTGTTAGTTTTTGGTTTTTTGTTGTATAGCGTCTGTTGTCAGAACCGGATTTTTCTGCTGCGTATTAGATGGTTAGATAACCACCCACCCACCCCCCTGCCGCCCTGACGCACCCCCCGGCGGTGCCCTGTCGGCCCTGATACCGCGCGCCTAGACGTCGACTCCCGTATCAATACGGCGAAACCCTGCGAATCCATCCCGTATCAATACGAGAGTCGGCCAATGCGAATCGCCCGTATCAATACGGCGCTTGCCTAAAGTTGCATATGTCAGCGGAATAGTGCATAACAATGAGGCGATGACGGCAATCAATAGTGATTCGCCGCATCGCTTCGAAGGAACTAATAATGACGAAACAAGCAAAAGTTACCGCCAAGGTCGTTTCGATTGACGCGGACAATTCCGTAATTCAGCGCATGGTTGCCATCAATGAAGGCCGCGCGGGGCAGGCGGCTATCAATGACGGCTTCACGCTGGCAGGAAAGGATGACGCGATTCCGGAAAAGGAACTCGAATCGTTCTGGATTGGTTGCACGACTCCGTCTGAATATCATCGGCTTATGGTGCAGCTTTCCGACTCCGCATCGGACAAGACGAACAAGGCAACCTATTGTCTTGCCCGGGCATGGCGCGTCGCCAGCCGCAGCAATTTCAAGGCCGAGTCGTCGTTTCTGTCGACACGTGAATTGATGAACGCGGCGCATCTGGCCACCTGCAAGTTGGTCAAGGAATTGGACAAGGCTGGCGAGTATGGCCGAGTCTCTTTGCAGCCATCGCAGATTCTGGAAAAGGCGGCGGCGGCATTTGACCGTCTGACTGGCGCGGCGGCAACTGGCGATGCCGAAGCCTTGTTGCAATTCCACAAGGCGATGACTGCCGAGGGGTATCAAGCCGCAGTGCTGCAAGCCCGTCGTGAAGCCATCCTGAAACGTGACAATCGCATCGCCTATGATGACGTCGAGTCGGAAAAGGCGGCGGTTGGCAAGGCGAAGGCGGCGCAAGCGAAGGCCGATGCCGATGCCAAGGCGAAGGCCGATGCTGCGGCGAAGGCGAAGGCCGATGCCGATGCCAAGGCGAAGGCGAAGGCCGATGCCGATGCCAAGGCGAAGGCCGATGCTGCGGCGGCGGCAAAGGCGAAGGCCGATGCCGATGCCAAGGCGAAGGCGGCGGCCGATGCCAAGGCGGCTATCGCCAAGCGCAACGCTATCAAGGCGAAGGCCGATGCCGATGCCAAGGCGGCGGCCGATGCCAAGGCGGCGGCCGATGCGGCGGCGGCGGCAAAGGCAAAGGCCGATGCCGATGCCAAGGCCGATAGCGGCAACAAGGCGAAGGCCGATGCCAAGGCGAAGGCCGATGCCGATGCCAAGGCGAAGGCCGACGCTGCGGCGAAGGCCGAAGCTGCGGCTAAGGTGACGCAAAGCCGAGTGAAGGAAACCGACTCAGTTGGCGACACGCTCCTGATTGGCGCGGTCGACATCATCAAGGCGGCGCTTCGCGGCAAGATGACCGTGGCGCAGGTCGCCATGGTGCTGTCGGCGGCAACGGATGTTGCCTTGTCCGAACTGGCGGCGGCGCGAAAGGATGAAGCCGCAGTGACTGGCCAGCCCGTCACCAACCGCCGCGCGGCATAACCGAAACGACACTCGCCCCCATGCCGCAAGGCATGGGGGTTTTTTTGTGCCTGCTGCGGAGCCGTATCAATACGGCCTCACCCGGTAGGGAGTCGCAATGGACATAGTGAGGCGGCGGCTGCCGCCGCCGGTCGTTCGAGGAATCGCAA